AAGACTGGGCTCGATATGGACTTCGAGGTGCTGGCGGCCTTCATGAGCCTTGAGATCAATGCGGAGGTGTCCCCGCTACGGCTGAACACCATCCTCACAAAGCGGATCTCAGAAATGAAGTCGGATGGGTCCTTCCGGAAGGTGCCAAAGGTGGTTCTTGAAATGCTGGAGTCACTGCGCGTCCCGAACTTCGCTCCGGTGCGTGAACCTGAGTACACTGTCTCATCTCGCGGCGGCCTGTTGGTGGTGTCTGGAGACGGAGTCGAGTCAACCCTGCGCAGCAAGTCAATCCAGGGTCTGTTGCGTCATTGCGAGTGGCAGATCAACGGCAACGACCTGATCCTGTCGGGAGGATTCGTTGACGCGTTCGGTCAGGAAGCCGTCAAACGCATCTGGCAGAATTGCCAGGCAGCCTCCCTATGCTGAAGGCTCTCAAAGCCGTTATCAATGAGGTACGCAAGAACGACCAGCGGTCACTGGCGCTGGAGCTTGCCATGGAAAGCTGCGGCCAGCTTGGTCAGCTGGTTCGCACCATCGGCGTAGGGCCAACGCTATTGTTGGTCAAAGCGTTCGCCGGTAAGTCCCTGAAGATCCCAGACCTTGAGCAGTTCAGCTCTACTCTGGAGGCCGCAGCAGCTGCGGTGGAGGGGGACGGAGTTCCCCCGGTGATGATGCGCAAGCGTTACTCGAAGGAGGTGGTCGCACGGGCCTCGCAGTTACGCACCCAGCTCAAAGAGGTGGAGCTTGCCAGAATAGCGCTGGTGCAAAAGATGGATGCGCGAGATACAGACTGACACGCTCTCGTTAGACGTCCCCCGTATCAAGTTCGGTCTATTCTCTAGGTGTAGGGGAACACGATGCAGGCCTTCGCTAACAGCTCCAATCCGTTTGCCGACTTCATGCTGAGTCTTTTCAGCCGGGACGTTCTTCTGATGGACGCGGTGTCACAAATCGCCTGGGTGGACGGGAAAGACGACTCAAAGGGTTACCTGCTGGTGCGGGTGCTCCCACGGTCCGAAGAATCGTTCGAAGACATCAGGGAACTGCTAGTGCAGGGCCTTGAAGACGCCCAGGAAGACGCCCCGTTTCCCTTCAGATGTAGCGGCCAGGCAGTCCAAGACTCGACCGGAAGGCGTAACATGCTGGTCAAGCTCTGGCAGAAAGTCAGCTCGCCAAAACGCCCACAACCCACCTCTAATCGCTAACTCACCATGCAGATCCTCCAACACACCCTCCAGGTCCCAACCGGCAACACTTTCAAGACTGCCGCTGCCTTCAAAAACAGCTCCGGCAAAGTCGGCAAGGTCACCTTCTTCTTCATGAATCAGACCAACGCTGGTCTGGACAACAAGGCTACGAAGGCCGAACCGATCCTCGTCAACATCTATGAGTCCGATGACGGACGCACGCTGGGCAGCCCCCTCAACAATAGCCCCCTCGCGGTGGCCGGTGGTGCTGAGCAGCCCGTGACCGTCAAGATCTCCAAGGCCTTCATCACCCTCAAGCTCAAAGGCTCCAACGGCAAGGGCGGCAGCATGCGCGTCAACGCCTCCTACGAAGGCCGCCAGGAAATGGGCCAGCTCGATGTGCTCTCCCTCGGCAAGGCCGGTTACGGCTTCGACGGCGGCACCGAGAACGGTCAGAGCGACGGCAGCTTCCCTTCTTACCCAGAAGGCGCTCCGGCCTAAGCGGAGCCGGTATCCGGCTATTAACCAGGGGAGGCGGACTTCAGAAACGCCTCCCCTTCAGTTTGTTTTCTGACTACCTCTATTCCTCATGCAGATCCTACAGCACACGTTCCCCGTCGCAACCGGGCTTACCGCCAAAATCGCGGTGCGCCTTCATCAAGATGGCAAGGTCAATCAGGCCTCGTTCACCTTCATCAACAAGCCGAACCAGAACCTGGATGGCAAGACGGTCCACACCGACCCTCTGACCATTTCTCTCCAGGCCTCCGCTGACGGCATCAACAACTGGGTCGAAATCCTCGCCCCATTCGCGGTGCCAGGCAACGGCCAGATCACCAAAACCGTCACCCTTACTGCCAACTACATCAACATCTTGGGCAAGACGGCGAACGGCAAAGGCGGCTACTGCCGTCTCCACTGCTCGTACGAAGGCGTGCAGGATGGTGGTCAGATCGAGGTCATCACCTTCGGCAAGCAGGGCTACGGCTTTGACGGCGGCACCGGTCAGGGTCAGACCCTCGCCCAGCCTCCAGGCTACCCAGAGGGTACCTTCATCGAAGCCGAAGAGTCATCCAGCTCCAGCAGCTCGGAGAACTCCTCATCCAGCTCGTCCGACTCATCCGCATCTTCGAACAGCTCCAGCAGCTCGGTCAACAGTTCATCCAGCTCCAGCAGCTCGGTCAACAGTTCATCCAGCTCCAGCAGCTCGTCCAAGTCCTCGCAGTCCTCGTCCAGCTCCAGCAGCTCGTCCAGCACCTCCGCCTAAGAGGCTCAAGTCGTTTAGTGGAAACGGCCCGGTTTGCTCCGGGCCGTTTCTTTGTACACTACTTGACAGATTGACAAGCCTGTGTTACGTTATTACATGGCTAAAACTACCACACCCTACGAACCCCAAATTAACGACATCGCTGCTTATCGCGGCTCAACTGGACTCGTACTCAGCCTCGGCGGAGTCGGCTCCATGCAAGACGTCCCACTCGGCTCCATGCAAGACGTCCCACTCGGCTCAACCGAGTATCTCAGCCACGAGCCCACGGTTCTGATGGTTGATCTCAGCATCATCAGCTCCGGCATGGACCGCCAACTCCACAGCTTCCGAGTCCCGACCCGTTTGGTCACTTATGTCGGCAAATACAACCCAGAACTGGATGCGGTGGCTGCTGCACCCGTAGCAGTGCCAATCAAGGAACTGATCGTCGCCGACCTTCTCGGAGCCCCCGACGTCGGGATGACGATCTCACAGCTAGCAGCCTCTCTGCAGCGTCCGTCGGCTGCTATTCACAGCTCTCTGCAGAGCCTAAAGACTGCTGGACGGGTGGCTCAGCGGGAGACGCTGGAGTGGCATCTGCTGCCTCAGGCTGCGTAGGCTCGAACACCTCCCAGAACCGCGACGGCGGGACCAGCTCAAGGAGTGTGGTCCTGCCGTCTCTCACGTTAGTGTTCATTCGCTCGGCAAACCGAACTTCGAGGTTGCAGCCACGGGACTGCACCCAGTCGCCGAACACCCAGACCTCATCGCACTTGGCGAGCAACCAGAGGCAGGATGCCATGGCGCGGTTGTAGTTCTCGGCGTCGTGCGGAATCACCTTCCCGAAGGCTAGAATGGGTGAGACCGGGATGAAGCCAGCCTCGAAGATCAGCTGGCCGATCTTAGCCTGAGCGTCGAAGTTGGCAGCCGGGTCGCCATGAGTCGTGAACGGGTGGCAGATGTAGATGGACTTTCTCATGGCTTAGCGGGTTTCGACGACGAAGATGGCCCAGCTTGAGCTGGTAGCGATAGCCTTAGGGAGAAGTTCCCAGGACGCCGACTGGTTGAAGTCACGGTCGAAGTAGTGCTGCTTGTCGCGTGGGATGTAGCCGATGTCGCGACCACCGTGACACACCTTGATGGCCTTGGCGTCGTAGGGGTTGGTCGGCTCGCGCTCCAGCGTGACGCCTTTGGTGAGCTGGTACGGATCGACGTCCATGTGCTTGGAGCCGACGATCGGAATCTTGACGATCCGGGCTGGCTCACCCTTGATCACGATGTTCGAGGCCTGCAGTTCTGGAGCGTGCAGCAGCTGTAAAGTGTCCCACATAGTTTTACAAGTTTAGTGCAGAGTGACCTGCGTTTGGTTTGTGTTTAACGAGTTGCCTCGTTCTCGAAACTCGTGGGGACGATACGCTCCCACGTGCCCGGATAAGGATGTTCCGCGCACCAACAGTGTCCGCGTTGGCGGTGTGGCCGCAAGAGCCACACTGGAACTTCTCATTCGTCCGGTTGTCATTTGCTCGGTGACTGCATTCAGGGCACGTCTGCGAGGTGTAGGCAGGGTTTACTCGGACAAACAGAACACAGTTCTCTCTGGCCTTTTGTTCAACCCTACCCAGCACAGAGGCATAGCGCCAAGGAGCAAGGAGTTTACGAAATTGTTTGCCGCGCTTGGGCTGCTTGCCTATCTTCAGGCCAGTCAGATCCTCGACCGCAACGGTTTTGAGAATACCCCAGGGAAGTTGGTTAACGCAGCGGTTCAGGTAACGATCCCGCGTGGTGCGAGCCCTACGCATCCCCTGGCCCCCTGGCTTCGCCATCCTGACGGCCTTGCCGATGGTCTTGAAGTCACGACCGATCAAGTTGCCGTCACTAGTTGCAAGAACAGTGCTGACCCCGCAATCCACGCCCAGCTCCGCACCCTCGGACCGCAGTGCGAGGTCCGGAATGTCAATCCAGAGGATGGCATACGCCCCTCTGTTTGTGAGACTAAGTTCGCAGCCTTTGGCAAGCACTGCCCCAGGCTTGCTCAACCATTTATTAAGAACCTTCGTGGACTTCGCTGGGACGTTTATGCGGCAACCACTGCGCAGCGTGGAAACGCGCAGCCAGGTGTCGAACGCCTTGCTTGACTTCCCGAAGGTGATGGAGACACACTTCTGGTTGACTTTGACACCGCGCTTGACCACAGGGCGGGTGGCCTTATTGACCGTGGCTCGTTGGGATTCCCGCGTCGCCTTGACTATTCCGAGCGCCTGTCGCAAAGCTGCAGCTCTGTAGTTGAACGGTAAGTGCCCGAGCGGCACAACGTCAGCAGTGGCCTTATCGAGACCGCCTTTGTTACCCCACAGAAACTTGATGTAACGGTTGCAGGCGCTCAAAAAACGCGACTCCACCGCCCGCAGCTTGCGCAGTTTGGACTCGGTGGCGTAAAGTTTGATTTTGACAGAGCGCGTCATCGTTTGGTGTTCGCCTTAGAAAACAAACTCTACCTATTGGAGAATGAAACAAGCAGCAGTCCAGGGTTCAGGGTGTCAAGGTAACACCGGGCCGTTGTACCTGATCGACTACGTGCCACAAGACCGGGTGCTGCTCAGCGGAGTCCCTCTGGCCACCAAGGCATCGCGAATCGGCTCCAGCGAGGTCCGTGAGGGCGATGAGCGCGTCCTAGTCGCCAACCGTTTCCCGGTCGCCGGTGAGGGTGACGCCATCGAGGGTCCGGTAGTGAGTGGCACTATCAACCAGGATACCAGCGACCGTGTGCTGATCGGATGATTTCTTGCTGTCAACCCTATGATTCGATCCAACGTTGATTCCCTGCCGCCAGAGTTCACCGAGTTCACCCTCCCATCAGGTGGACTGCCTTACCGAAACAACTTCCCGGACTTCCCGTCTGTAGCCAGGGTAGGGTCATTCACGTTCAAAACCGAGTGTATCTTGACCACTAACATGGACCTGATGGAGAAGATGGCCAGGATCACCAGAGACGTATTCCAGAACCTTCCGCCGAACTTCCCGATCGACGACCTCCTCGAAGAGGATCAGATGGTAGTCATGGCGCTGGCACGCGGCCAGACCTACGGCGAGTCTTACATCTTTGCCACTGTTTGCCCCAGCTGCAAACACCGCGAGTCTCACGAAATGAAGATCCCGGAGCAGCTCCCAGTCGTGAACTGGAAGTTCGACAGCCTGGAAAAACTGGAGGAACATCTGACCGTGGCGCTTCCCTACTCCAAGGACGTTGTGCGTCTGCGCCCCATTACGGTCGGCATGGGTAAGAAGAGCGTCAAGGGTAACGAGCCCGCCAATGCCCCGGCAGAGGGCGAAGCCGCCCCAGCAGAGGCGAAGCCGCGCTCGTCCAAGTCGGCCATTGTGAAAGCCACAGCGGTCGCAGCTGCGCCAGACAAAGTCAGCCTGAGCGACCTCCCCAAAGAAGCGTCGGACTTCTTGTTCGGTGTCGCTCGTAGGATCGAGTCGGTCAATGGCACCACGCCGGACTCCTTGCAGGAGGCAGCCGACTGGCTGTTGCGTTTGTCGGGTCGTGACCGGGTGGCTATCGAGGAACATCGAGTCAAAACCGCGTGTGGGATCAACTATGACATCCCAGTGAAATGCGATAACTGCGCTAACCAGTTCACGGCGTTCCTGCCGATTGCGTCGTCATTTTTTCGTCGAGGCCAGTGAAAATGGCCGAGTCCCGCACGCTTCCTTGTTGACACGAAACCGGGCTGCGTACATCTCAATCATGAGACTGTCAAGGTTTACAGGGACTCCGATGCCCTACTTCGAAACGATCCCGCTGTCACGCCTTCCAGTGTTGGAGGTGGAGCTAGAGGAACTCATCACTCAAACCAAGGGGCTGAGGTAGCATGCAAGACCTAGACGCTAAATGCCGCGAGATCCTCAAAGAGGAGCTAAAAAGACTGCTCGATGAGCACCGTGAGGTCCTTGATTCACTGCCTGATCGGTATCTCGAAGAACTAACCCTGTTGCGCACACTGAGCACAGTGTCGCTCACTGAAGCTCTCAAGTTTGACTTTGGGGATGCTGCTGGGCTGGCGTTCGTGTTGCAGCACGGAGGGCACGATTTTCCGGCGCTCCAGTTCATCACCAGACTAGACAAAGCGGTTGGTAGGCGGTTGACGGAGCTGATAGAGAAGCTCTAGGTATAAGCAATGACAGTCCTGGTCAACAAGTCAACCGCACCGGTCACGGTGTTCTACTATGATGCCTCCAATCGTGAGCAGCAGACGGTCATAGATCCTGGCAAACAATTCGTCCTGAACGGAGCGGTTCACCCGTCCACTCAGGCTCTGATCAAACGTAAGGTGCTCGTGGTGAGTTCCAGCACCGTCACCGATCCACGCGCCAACACCCTCGCTTGGGGGACTCCACTCGTCTGGGCTGGAGGTTGGCGTCCCAACGCTTTGTACAAGGCCGGATTCGTTGTCCTGCACAACGGCAAGACCTTTGTGGCGATTCTGGATCACACGTCCGTCAACCCTCCGTCGGAGTCCGATCAGCGCTGGGATCTGTTTTCCCTTAAGAGCTTCGCGGCGGCATTCGACTTCCTAGTCACGGTCGCCAACGATGGCTCCGTGGTGTCGTATGACGCAACTGCTGATGAATGGAAGCTCGCCAAGATTGGCGACGCCAATGTTCAGGGGATCTCGGCCAGCAAGATCACAGACATGGCCCAAGTCTTGGCTACGCTGATCGCCTCAGCAGGTGGCACGATGACTGGCCCTCTGGTCCTCGTAGGAAACCCGACCGAGAACCTACACGCGGCACCAAAGCAGTATGTTGATGGCTTCCTGTCGAAGGACGGTGGCACGATGACCGGAGCCTTGGTCCTGAACGGCAACCCAACTGCGGCCCTGCACGCCACTCCGAAGCAATACGTCGATACGTTCGTCTCTGGTGGTGGCGGCACGATGACTGGACTATTGACGCTATCCGGCAACCCGATCGAGAGCCTGCATGCTGCTCCCAAGCAGTATGTTGATGGCTTCCTGTCGAAGGCTGGTGGCACGATGACTGGTGACCTGACTCTGAGCGGCAACCCGTCCGCAGCCCTGCACGCAGCACCGAAGCAATACGTTGATGGCTTCCTGCCAAAGGCTGGTGGCACGATGACGGGAGATCTGGTCTTGTCCGGTAACCCGTCCGCAGCCCTGCACGCCACTCCGAAGCAATACGTTGATGGCTTCCTGCCAAAGGCTGGTGGCACGATGACGGGCGATCTGGTTCTGACTGGTAACCCGTCTGCGGCGTTGCACGCCACTCCGAAGCAGTATGTTGATGGCTTCCTGTCGAAGGCCGGTGGCGCAATGACTGGTGCGATCACTGGCGCTCATGGCCTGCTGCCGCTCGCCGGTGGCGCGATGACCGGTGATTTGATCCTGTCGGGCAGCCCCTCAGCGGCATTGCACGCTGCCCCGAAACAGTACGTTGACCTGCGCCTTCTCAAGTCCGGTGACACCATGACAGGGCAGCTCAATCTGCTGTCAACCACCCTGAACGCTGGGACTGGACTCTACGAGACGTCTGATTATGGCGCTCCTGCCTGGAAATCTGGGCTCCTGCAGGTCAGTTATCCACCGACTTACATAACCGGCAGTCACACCGCCACAGCGACCGAAAGCATCTTCGTCTTCCGTGGCTATCAGGAGTCAACCCTCAACTTGAGCACCAACGCCCCATTCTCGTTCAAGGAAATGACTGTGACCAACGATGGCCAGGCCAACCTCTACGTGGTGGGCAGCTCCGAGACGGTCGTGATGGCTCCCGGCGAAACCCTGACCCTCCTACCATCCGGAACGGACTTCATTGTGTTGTCTCGCGGCTTGGTCCAAGACGTCGGAGCTGTCCTGGTGCTCTCTTCCATCGGCTCCGAGTCGGGAGGTACCAAGAACGTGACCTTCAGCATCTACGACACCTCTAAAGAGACCACGGCGATCACCGTGGTGGCAAATCCCTCAGTCGGCGTCCTGCGCTTCACTGTGGGGAGCGCCCTGAACATCATGCTCGGCTCAAAGATCTTCGTGACCGGCACCGGCACGTATGATGGCGAGTATTTGGTACACGACGTCTCAGGCTCCAACATCGACGTGCAGACCAGCACCCCGTTTACGATCTCCAAAACCGGCACTATGGGGGTGACCAGGGTTGCAGCACGCAGCAGCACGCTGCCTCTCCTAGCCTTGGTCTCCGACACCGCGCAGGCAGCCTGGGGTGGCGCATCTGGAGCCGTCCTCTCAATGGTGAGTGGCGGGGCTTTCCAGGCACGTTCACCGACCGGCAACGGCTATCGTCTTGACAGCACCGGCAGCAGCTTGGTCCTGAACCTCGACGAGCAGTTCGTCGATTATCGCCTGCTGTACGTTCACCTGCTCACCATGGGCAGGTCGTCTCCGGTCCGCTCAACCTTGATCAGCGATGTGGCACAGCTGGCTGTCGCCCTCACCAGCTCCTCTGACAACGGCGGGTTCCTGCAGATCGAGCTGGCGAGCGTTGACGGGTTCGAAGCCGGAGACTTGGTGACCCTGGCTGGCACATCAGGCGATGGCGACTACACAATCACAGCGGTCCTCACCGGACCTCCTCGAATTCGCCTGAGCACCGCGTACTTCGCGATCACCACTGGCACGCTCACGAACAACATGGCGCTGGTCTTGACAGCGACCGAGACCGCCGGTCTGGTGGTAGGCTCGTTTGTGAACCTCAAGAACCTGCCCTGCCTTGGCGCACAGCGTGTGACCAGAGAAGTTAAGGGCCTGACTGGTACCACGATCATCGTCAAAGACCCGTTCGAGGCGTTCAACAACGCGCTGGGCAAGGTCGGAGTCTCGGAGCAGGCCTGCATCGCCAAGGTCGAATTCCTGGAAAACTCATCGAGCAGCTCCTCCAGCAGCTCCATCAAGTCGTCGCAGTCGAGCGCCAGCTCCGTCAACTCCTCGTCCAGCTCCAGCTCCAGCTCCGTCAACTCCTCATCATCGTCCAGCTCGGTCAACTCATCGTCCAGCTCGGTCAATTCGTCCTCGTCCTCGTCGTCACCATAATGCTGATCCTTGGCCCCTCAGACACGCTGCTGCAACAAGTCGAGCCCATCAGGTCCCACTGGTGGAGTTTGTCCCTTACCGGGCCGTCGGCGGTAGGCACTCTGCCCGGAATCGAGGGGTTGTCCCTGCGCGATCTACCGTCCATTGGCAACGAGCAGGAAGCGATCGAGCACACCCCGATCAACAACACGATCAAGTATCCCGGAAAGCAACTGGCTCAGTCCTGTCAGCTGCGCCTGATCATGCTGGACACCGACCCGGTGTACGACTTCTTCGTGCGCTGGCGTAGGATGTGCTACGATCCGGAGACCAACTTGGTTGGGCTGCTCAACGAGGTGGCTGGGGTTGGCTACGTCAGGATCTTCGCCCCTACAAGCTCATCGTTCGCCCCGCAGAACATCCGGACGATCAGGCTTGACGTGGTCTGGCCGAGCAGTCTGATCGTGACGGGCTTGTCACGTGATGGGGAGGGAGACCCAGCGGAGTATCAGGTAATGCTGGAGATCGGCAGCTCATACGACGTCAGCCTGTAGATATCGACGTGATCACAAACCGCTCTCTAGTCGCCGCCGTCGGACCAACGCAGGCACCCATCTTCAAGTTCACAGGAACAGTCCGTGGTGCATTGCTGCTGATCCTCGAAAACCTCGATGATGTCAACCAGCTCACCTACAAGGTGCAGGAGAGCAATGACGGCGTCACCTGGACCGACAAAATCTTCGTAGTTGGCGACTCAAACGTCAGCACGTTTGTGATCGACCACGGCGGAGCACACACTTTCCGGGTTCAACCAGCCACCCTCCACACCCGCTTGGTCGGAAGTGGTAGCCTCACAGTCAATGTCGGCCTCTCCTATTCAACCGCAGGATCAGACAGCGCCCCTGAGCTTTACGCGTGAGGTCTGGGACAAGGTCTCACCTGAGACGCTCGCCTTCCTAGACTGTCACGAAACCATGGGACTACTGGAGCACGGCCAAGAGGCCGCTCTTGAGTTATGCGCCATGGACGCCCTGATCGAGGAGTTCGAGAGCCACATCAAGCGCAGCCCACGCCACGGGCGGGTCAGAGATACATGGCAGACTCTGAAAGAAGCAGTTCGTATTGGTAACGTTGGACCGCAGATCCTACTCAGGTTCTCACGCCGCACCAAAATCATGCTAGAACAAACCAGAAAAAACCGCTTCGAGGCTTCCCTGATGGAGTCGCTCCTCAACATGGGAGACCTCAGCGCCCTCGCCCCTGAAAGACTTCAGGACTTGGAGCCACACCAGGCTTTCCTACGCGAGATGGGCCGCACCTTCAAGTGTCGCAGCGGCGATCTGGCCGAATCGGTGTCGAGTGGCCTCCACGTTTACCTCGATGAAGCCGACACCAAGAAGCTGCTGGAGCAACGCGCCATGATGCTTGAGCAGTTTGCTCTGAAGCACGGCTATCACTGCGTGCGCCGTGGCAGCATGTCGGACATCAGTCACGGACACTCCAGCCAGCGGGTATCACGCTGGACCTTCATCAAGATATGAGCGCGGCCTTGCTGCTACAGAAACACCGCCGGAGGCGCAAAGCGTCTTCCGTACCCAAGCCTTGCCCAGAAGAAGGCCAAGAGCCAGACAACCTGACCGAGTCCTCGGCATGGGTGGCAAACGTCCTAATCCCGGACGCTGGCAAGCTGATCCTGCTGCCGGTCCTCGACACTTATCAATCAAATGGGGTCGCGTTTCACGCCAACTCCCCAGGAGGCAGGATGCTGCCGATCTATTCAGTCCTTGCCAATCGCGCAGTCCTCCAGAAACACTTCCCCTGGCTCGGTCGCGAGATCAACCGGCTGAAACAAGAGGACCTCGTGGACGAGTCTGAAATGTCGATGGTGCAGAAACGGGTGTTCGAGCGCAGCGGGTTCGGATTCTGGATCGTTAAGGGCCAGCGCGGCTACTTCTATGGCAACCCGTTGGTGCATAAGCTGTTCATGCGCGACGTCACAACCGAAGAACTGCGCAAGCTGTCTCACATCTTCAAAGCAACGGCTGCCGGACTTCCGCAGGAGGTAGTGTCCATTGAGGACTTCACAGGCCAGGACGACCTGTCCTTGAAGGGACTGGTCAACTCAGGCAGGCACGCCACCCCGAATGAGGTGGCGTTTTTGATCTACGACCAAGGAGACTTGGAAGGAGTCAACCCAAAACAGCTGGCTGACCTGCTGGATTACCCAGCGGTCACTGATAGCCTTAGGCACCTCCAGGGGCCGTCACAACTCAAGTTTGCTCACAACGTCGTGCTGGCGCTCAAGTACTCTATGAGCAAAGGGGTGGAGGTGGAGATCGACAAATACCCGCCTTACATCGCAATGGCACTCCGCAAGGTCGGCGAGAGCCTGGAAGAGGCCTCCTTCAGCAAGCTGCTTGGCCTGACCCAGTCCAATGGTGGCTACCGTTACGGCGGTATGCGCAAGGTAAACGACCGGTGGGTGATCGACCCCGCCATCAACGGACGTCTTGACAACAGCCGTTTCATCGTGACCTCGATGCCATCCTGGAGGCTCGGTCAAGACGGGTTTCCTGTGATGCCCTACGTCTGCAAATCGGCTCCAGAGCGCAGCACCACTGGCATGAAGCAGGTTGGGTTCGTGCGCGTCACTAACCAAGGCGGGTTTTTGCGCAAGCTCGCTGGTAAACTCATTCCGCAGATCCGGGCGGCAGAGCCCGACGTTCAGGTGTTCTGCAGCTGTCTGTCGGCGGAGTCAGTTGTATTGATGAGCGACGGCACCTATCGCCCAATCGCTGAGGTCAGGGTGGGGGACAACGTGATCACCCACAAGGGACGCTCACGCAGAGTCACCAAGGTGGCAGCCCGTCAGGTCAGGCCAGACGAGAACGTGTATCGCGTAAAGGTACAAGGCTTCCCATTTGAAATGACTGTGACCGGCAACCACCCGTTCTACACGCTCCGAGGTAACGACAAGTGCCTGTGCGGCTGCGGGCAGCTCCTACAGCGTCCAAAGCGCAGTGCCTGGTCGCCGGAACTGCTCCTAGGGCGTCGTTTCATTCAGGGCCATGGTGCACGCCCAGCAGTTGAGCAGGACCACTCAACTGGCAGGTTCTCGTGGATTGACGTGGATAACCTTGAGCCAAACGAATGGTTCCTCTCCCCATGGCAGCAGTCCGGGTGCGCCAGCATGAGCAGGAGTCTGGCAAGGCTGTTGGGATATTACGCGGCGGAAGGCTCCGTTGCAACCAGAGGGACGACGGTTAGCTTCACTCTCAACATGAACGAGTGGGATACCATCGGCAACGATGTGTTGAGGCTCTGCCACAATCTCGGCCTTAAGGCGCGCAGGAAGCAGTCAGGCGACCACAACTGGTTCAACGTTTACGTCTCAGACAAGAAATTCCGCGACCAGTGCGTGTCCCTGGCGGGCACCGGGTCCCGCACCAAGAAATTGGCTAGCAGCTTGATGGACCTCCACCATGAATCACTCGTAGAACTGCTCCTAGGCATGTTACTAGGAGATGGCACAGTCGGTGGTGTGAGTGGTGGAAAACGTCAGGGACGAGTCAGGTACCACTCAACCAGCAGAGATCTTGCCAGCCAGGCCCAGACCATCATGAGCAGGCTCGGACTGCGAAGCTCCCTGTCCTTCTCCAGGAAGGCCACGAAGCCAAGGCAGGCACGCAGCAAGCGCGAGGGCAAAGTGGTTACCCTTAACCAGTCGGCTTGTTGGCAGGTCACTCCTGACCCAACGGCCTGTTCATCCCTGCGTCGCCTGATGCGCTCAGTAACGGGCGGTAAGGACTCCATGCCGGACAACCCCGCAGCACAGCGCAGCGTTAAATTCGTCCCGAAGGAGGGACAACTGCGTGCTATGCTCAAACGCGAGAAGGTTGACTTTGACGGACTCGTTTACGACTTGACTGTCGAGGAGGACGAGTCGTTTGTGGCGCATGGGGTCGCGGTTCATAACTGTCCCGACTTCAAGTATCGGTACCACTGGGTGCTGTCCCAAATGGGCGCAGCCGCGAAGCCGTCCGGAGCCGGTGGAGAGGCCACCAATGCCCCTCCCAACAAGACCAACCCGTCATTCAGGCCATCGCTGTGCAAGCATCTGGCAGCCTGTGACCAGTTTATCGACTTTGGCAACGCCGACTTCAGGAAGATGCTGCGCAAGGTCGGTAACTCGCCGGTCCAGACTACACAGCCAAAGCGCGATCCGGTGATTCGCCGGAACGCGCCAGTCAGAGCAGCCCCGACACCACCAAAAAACGGCGATCCGAAGCCTGCTGATCAAGGTGTTACTCCTCCAGAAGCTGCTTCGGTGTCACCCCGCCTTGCCTGACCGATTCGGTCAGAGTAGGGGCAGCCTGCGCGGCTTCGGAGGCCGAACCAAAGGTTCCCTTGACTGGAGCAACGCGCTTGCCCTTGGAGTCAACCAGAATCCACTTTTCCTGAGATGTGCTGTTTTGCATAGTGAGTGAGCTAGAAAGCAGGTCAGCTTTCTATGAACAAAAACGGACCATCCATGCCCAGTAACAATCAGCTACCAGATCTCCCTTCTTTCGACCTCGGCGGAGCCAGACTCATCCTTGCAGATGAAGAGTCACCCGACTTCGAAAAAGAGGCCAAGAAGCCAACCGCCCCGCCTCCCCCACCGGTGAGCTTGTTCGACGCCCTCAAAGCGACATGCGCAGGCACCCCAGCCGTACCGCCAACGGGCTTCCAGTCGGCCAAGGCTTTGGGCAACTTGAACGACAAAAGGTTCATCCCATCGGAAGAAGGCCCGTTGATGGGGGACGTCGGAGCCTCTGAGCCCAGCCTAGGGCAACGGATGCTGCAGGAACTCAACAACGCTGTCCTCAGCAACTCCATGGACGCCACGACAGCCCGCGAAATGGCGGTCATGGTGGAAAACTGGCAGACCCGGCTCGATCTCATCGGAATCGGCATGACTGCCTATGGGATGTCACGAGTGCAGAGCGTCACCCAGATGGCGGAGGACGTCGAAAGGCACATCTGGGAGAGACTCGCCGACCTCCCAGTCACAGAGGCTATCGGCCTGCTCAAAGTTCTCCACAAAGACCGGCTGGCCTTCATCAACTTGGTTGGCAACAGGGCCTCGAACCCTACCATATCCAGCCCGGACGCACTGTCTGGAGGCCTTAACGGACGCGCTGAGGAGTCCTCAAAGCCAAAGGTCTCCATGATCAAGCCGGACGGTCGCAAGAGGCTCCACCTGATGATCGGAAAGCTACGCAAGGTGATCGACGCTGATGCAACTGTGGTTGAGAGTCCCACTTGACGTAGCGGTAGGGAGCACTTACTGTGCTGTCCATGAGCAATTACCTTGAAAACGAAACAACGACCATCCAATGGCTTGATGAAGCACTGGAGTCCCTCACAGAGGCCTTGAAGGCACTCGACGTTACGATCGTCAAAATCGAGCGGTTCCCACACCTCACCAGCGCAGCCGAGTGCAACCTGGGCAATTTCTGGAACCGACAGCGCGGCGGAGCCGTTGAGGTGAGCAGGATGGTCCTATGGATCGTTACTGGAGAGCACGTCCAGATGGTGGGCAGCACCACGGTCAGCGAGTATCTCCCATCAGTCACAGTCGGCACCATCAACTACAACGCTCCGATGCGCGAGGGCTGGGCTCGGTTCCAGGAGTACAAGTATTCAGCCAGTGCTGGCAAGAGGGGCATCAAGATCGCCACAGTGGCGGAGCGCTTCAAGGGCTACCATGAGGTAGTGATCGACCCATCCAAGGCGACTTCCAAGAAAAAGCCAAAGGACTCGGAGGAGCCCGTGGAGTTTCAAAACGAAGCCGCTGTTGACTCCTCCACGGCGTCCCCAACGGAAGCTCCACCTAGGCCAACACCGGAGCCCAACAAGAAGCAGGCGGCAGCCCCCGAGATCCCGTTGCTCGAAATGGCAGCGGGTCCGGGAGGTATGGTTTACGTACATATCCCGATGACGCTCGTCCCCCAGACTTTCGCACTGGCGCTGGAGGCCCTCATGAGAGGGGCAAATGGTGATGTCAACATGGCAGCAACAACGCTTCCCCACTCATGATCAGACCTAAGGCCCTGACACTGTTCATCAAACGCAGGCTGATCATCGCGGACGGCCTGCTGCTCAACCCAGAGTCGATCGCTGAGGACGTCTTCTACCTTCTGAAGGCAAAACTCGAAGATAAGACACTGAAGCCTAGCAGGCTCTTTTTCACGGAGCACGTGGAGTCGCTCTTGAAGTCCTACGGGGAGAGGCTATCAAACATTGAAGCCGAAACCATGTTGTTCCATGAGGTCAACACCCTGTTTTCGCAGTCATGCGAGGGCGAGTTCATGGACACTGGGAAGTCCTCGTTTGCAGCAAAAGCTGATGGGGTCGATCAGGACACCGACAACGAGACTGATTTCATGTTGGTGATGGGCAGTACCGAAGAGTAAGGCGTGAACGGGTCGTTTTGTATCCCTGTGGGGGCTAGGTTTCTAGCCCTTCATGGACCAGAAACAGCCCAACGATACTGCAATCCCTCTCTCCCTCCAGAAGCACAACCTCCCCCCAGGTCATGCTGGTTATTACAACCACAAGAGGTCTCCGCTCACCTTCACCTCCAACTTCTCCAACCGTGGACCTGCCGACATCGACGCCGGTAAGGCAGTCCGCGACCTCCAGGGCGCGCTCGTCCTCTGGGACCCGGATTTGGAGCGTATGGTTGCCGACGGCGACCTCAAGCGCATCATGCCGAGCGATCCGCGCTACAAACAGTTCGTCAAGGAGAGCGGCGACCTCAAGAAGCGCCAGAGCACGGTCGTTACTCCGAATGCTCAGGTGCCGGTCGGCTCCCAGCAGGATCAGTCCGACGCTGGCAAACTCCAATATGAGACCGACGTCGTGGACGACACCACTTACTACCTCTACGAGGGCCAGCGGTTCTCCTCGATCAGCGCCATGAACGCTTACGCGAGGTCGATCGGCAACGTCACCTAGTACCTGGACCACGCGGGACGCCGCTTTCGCTGCCACGACTTGTGAACACGCAGCGTAAAGCGGGTCCCTTCTCCATGAAAGCACTTCTTATTGGAGACACCAGACAGGTTCATCGGGTATTCCCTGGCCTTCACCTTGTGAGGTTGGAGCACTGCAAACCCGAGGTCGAGAGGCTTTCCGTTAAACACCTTCTCTTGAAGGTAATCGACCATCACAGCCGCCAGCTTCCTGGCTTCAGTCGCGCTCATGTCGTACTGAAACTGCAAATCCGAAACCAAGAACTTCATGTAGGTGCGTCGGTACTCGGAGGCAGGAACGACGTCTTTGACAGGCTTGCGTGGCATAGGCCAACCAAGAAAGCCACAAATTCTCTCCCAGTAGGTATCACAATATGCCCGAAGCTGCACTGATAACCACAACCGAGTACGATCGGAACAACAAGTCCCTCAGGAACTGGATCACCGCAGTCGAGGGCAAGGTAGACACCCTTAGGGCGGAGTTTGACCAGTTTAAGGTTGACATCCGGGCCGAACTGGCTACCGCAGTCAGTGGACTCAATCAGCAGCTCATCGGCAACAGGGCCTACACCTATCCGCACTCCTTGCCGTTCATCTTCACAGAGCAGGAGATCGCGGTGTCCTTGTGGAACAAATGGACCACGGTTGACCTGAGTTCGTGGTGGACCGCCACCACGGTCGCGTTCCCAGCGAAGGCCGTTCGCCTGCAAGTCAGCGCTCGCATCTGGTGGACCGGGCCTCTGCAGTCTGGAGATGATATCCGGTATCTGGATGTTGATTTTTCCGGTGTGGAAACCAGCACGGCGGTGACGCAAGACAACTATGCGAGGCCTGCCCCGTCACGACGCGTCCGCGTCAGTGGTGTTAAGGACGACAGCACCTACGCAGATTCAGTCAGCCAGGAGCTGTTGGTACCGGTCTATTACAAGGACAACAAACCATACATCAGGTACTGGTTCGGGTCTAACGGAGGCTCCGTCAGCAGACAGGCCTCCATCGCTATCACTGGCTGGAAGTATTAAACAGCGGCCTTGACGCCGTTGGGCCACAGCACCGTGTAGAACCCCTTCGGGTTCAGCTTCTTCTCTGGAAGCTGCTTGCCATCGTACAACAGGCCTTCAGCAGAGGCCTTGAACCTGGAGGTGCGCAGGTGACTCACGAACTTGCGCGACTTGAGCTGCGTGAACCACGGGTGAAACGGGGTCGTAAACACAGCTGGGTCATGGTGATGGAGCACCGACTGACCCTTAGTCAGAGACATGATGGCTTGAATGTGGCGAGGCGCGGTGTGAGTGTGAAACTCGATGACGGTGACGTTTTTCATGATTGAGGGATGGAGGCGTTGCTTAGGCGTTCGAGTGCCTCGTCAACTAGGTCGGGGCGTCCTTTGGAAGAAAGCCAGCCGCGCACGGCGTCGTCCCAGTTCATCGCGGCTGCTGTGGCGCGCTGCGTCGGCATGGACTCAGGACGCTCAAGCAGGGGATGAGCCTTGACACCAAGAGTACGAGCAATCGTAGAGACCCGATCAACTTCGTGGGCGGTCGAGCACCTCACCTTGTAATAGCCAGGCTCCAGCGCGATGGCTTGGTCGAACTGATCAAAAACCAGATAATGAAACTGGTGGCCGGTGGTACGGATCGAGGTAATCACGCCGTTACGGTCCACCTTGATGAAGCGCTTGACGTCTCCAGACTCGTCGGACGTCACCTGATATGGAGAGCCCAGATAGGTCACTTTGTCGGTGAGCGACTGTGGCTTGTGGAAGTGGCCCAGGAACACGTGGTCGAACTTGTCTGGGTGGAGGTCCTCGATTCCGAGCGCCCCCTCGAACAAAGACGAGGCCAGCATGGCTCCGGAGACACCCTGGTGGAGGCACAGGAAACGCTTTCCGACGTGCTTAGGTCCGAGAGCGGCTACTACGTGCTGCAAGCGCTCCTTGAGCGCGTCCGTGTCGTCCGTGTAGGCAAAGAAGATGTACTGGTTGCCGTCGATCTCCAGGATGGCATGGTCGGACACCACGGTAACACTGCCGAGCAGCTCAAAAGGCTTGAGGGCGTGGATGGTGCCGGACCTGCTGTAGTGGTCATGATTGCCAGCCACCAAAATGAGCTTGACCCCCTTGTCGCGGACCCTGCCGATCCACTCAGAGACAGCGAACATCACTGAGGTGTCCACGGCACGTTGGGTCTCAAACAAGTCGCCCAGAACCACGATGGTGTCGCCCTTCTTGGCCGGAGCCAGCACCTGATCGAGGGCGTGAATTCCGTCCTGCAGCCGGTTGGAAAACCCGGTCGGCAGGAGCGTCCCGAAAGAACTGTGGTTGTGCAGCTGCAGATCTGCTGTTAGGAACACGCTCATTCTCTGATGGGCTCTCCTGGGCTTGATGGAGCAACGCCAGCTGGGAGGATGTTGATGAACTCCGGAAGGGTGAACTTAAGAAGTTCCTCGTTAACCTGCTCGACCTTCATAGGGAGCTGGGTAGGTACAAAGTCAGAGACCTTGACGACCAAGCTGGGTGAGTCGAGCTTCAGCATGGCACAACGAAGGGCCGACGAGAGGTACTGGACTTCATGATCACGACCTTCGGCTTCACCGAGTCGGCGCAGCAGGGCGACCTTGAGGGAGTCACTGAGGTTGCTATTGACGATCTCTTGCACGTCTTTATTCATCATAGACCGGGCAAGAAAGCAGATTCTCAGCCTGTCGAGCGAATAAACTCGACGACGCTGTCCGGTATGTCGTCCACGTCCGGATAGGACTTGGAACGAGCCCGGTGCGTCTGGATGTACCAGCCCTTGTCGTCGCGTTTGAGCCCGACCCCGTCGAGGCGCTCCGGCTTGAGCGCTTCAAACAGAGCTGATAGGGTGCGCAGGACTGAGGTCATCCCCGATAGTTAGGGCTTCACCAGCCACTCAAACCGCAGGTGGTTGTCGCCACACAGCACGGGCTCCCAGCCAGCGTCCTTGATCATGCTGCGGACGCGGCTGAACAGGCACCCCTGGTGACTACCGTCTGGGCTCTTCGGCCAAGTCTTCAAGGCCCTGCCGTCGTAGTGGACGGAGGCATGAATCACTTTTCCGGGGAGCTCAACTAGGGTTGTGCCTAGGATGAAATCAAGGGCCTCCAGCTTCTCAATAAGCTTGAGGAGCCCCACGTTTCGGTTTCTCAGTGTACATTCCACGGGCTGAAGTAGTTGTGTCGATGGTGACGCTCTCGATGGCCTGATCGAAGTCGGCCATTGGGAAGGCCTTGAGGGCCGAGTCTGGGTTGCAGTTGAAGACCTCGAATCCGACCTTCAAGAAATACTCCTGCAACTGGGTGAAGCGGTTGATCAGAAGCCCGTAGGAACTGTTGTTGCCCTTGATGGCACCCGTGGTGCGCTCTTCGTCAAAGAAGTACTTGGCGGTCTCAGACATGTTGAAGTCGCAGCCAAGAAGGTAGAGCTTCTTGAAGCCGAGCAGATGGATGATCCGGACAGCTGACAGCATGCAGGAACGACCGCCACCAAGGTCGGAGTGATTGCCCCAGTTGATGGTCTGCTCACTCAGGTACTGGGCAGCGAGGAAGCGCTCGTTGCGGCGGAAGCCGATCACGTTCGGGTGCTGCCACACCTGTGGCCCTTCTTGGTTGGTCTGAGGATTCCAGGTCGGCTTGGAGAAATGCGAGTATGGAATGAACTTCATGATGTTCGGGTTACGCCAGATCTCCGGCATAAACCGGGTCGGGTCGTCCACACAAGTCCACATGTTGGGAGTAAGGCTGTGACCACCGTTGTTGACGCCGAATAACACGACGCCGGTCTGCTTGAGCTTGAGCTTGTCGATTTTGTTGAGGCTTGGCCCGTTGAGTGCCAGGAAGCAGGTCTGACCACGGTACAACCCGAGGAGGTCGATCGGAGCCCCGTCGTGCCGGAAGAACATCGGAGTGCCACGCATGGCGTCCGGCTCAGGCAGCTTGCCAATACCACGTTGACCACCACACCAGTTGTGCTCGTTGCGGTCGGCCTTGTCCACAAAGTCATCATGAGCACGGCGCATGGCCTTAACGGGGTCGCGCATCAACACCTCAACTCGCACGCAGTCGGCACGTTGCTCTGGCGTTACCAGTTCCTCTTTGAAGAGCTTGAAGTCGATGTGACTGCCGTTCTTCATGAACAACCTGACATCGGGCTGCTTGATGACCGCAACGTTGGCGACGACGGCGTCTAGTTCGCCGGACCCCCAGTTGACGTCGCTAAACTTCAGTGATAGAGTCTCGTAGGTCTTCTTCATAGATTGGATGAGCTGAGTTAGAAATCTACGTATTTGACCAGTATGGTCAAGATCACCCCCACCCTCCTCGAATCCAGGCTCCTGATTGAAGCGATCACCGGAGAAAAGCTGTTCGACAGTCTTGCCTTTTCTTACGAGACCAGCCGTGGCGGCGGTGCCTTTGCACAGGAACTTAACGGCTTGAGTCCAAACGACACCCGAATGATCCTCGATTTCATGAAAGAGGCTGGGTATGACGTGAGGCTCCCAGAAACGGGTGCTACTCCGCACGCGATCAAACGCGCTATCACAACCGCTGTGGCGTCCTCTTCTTCGTCCTCGTCCAGCTCAGCGAGCCGGTCCGAAGGTTTCGGCACTCACGAAGAGGACGAGGACGAGGAGGATGAGACCGGCGTCATCAAGGATGACGAGTCCGGCATCAGTGTCAGGCGCGAGCGCCCGATGAAAGACGACCCCGCTGCGAGCGAGCTGGCCCTTGCCAGAACTCTTGGACATCGCAGCGAGACCGGCGAAGAGGACTAAGCTCCCGGCTTCTTGTCAGCACGATCCTTGGCGGCAGCATCAGAGTACTTGCCCTTGTAGCGCTTCTCCAACTTGGCTTTGTTGTGCGCCTGGACGCTCGCATGAGTGTAACCGAAGTGGTTCATGAGACCCTGCAGGAAGAAGCTGATGTCGCCCAGCTCCTCCAGGATCGTCTCACCGATCGTCGCGCCAGTCTGCTCACACATCACGGTGTCCAGTGGCTGGTTGTAGATGGTGTGCTTCTTGATGGCGTCGAGGAGTTCACCAGAGGCTTCTCCGGCGATGCCGAAGACCATGCGGATGAGGTTCACCTTGTCAGCCGTGAGGGTAGCCAAGATGGCCTCAGGCGGCTTGATCAGGTCGCCCACGAACTTGGCGTAGGGGATTGCATTGACGTCCAGTTCGGGAACTGGGGTTGCGGGTGCGGATGTGTTTTGGTCCATCCGCTCCAGAAATCACGCGATCTTGATCACCAGACGGGCTTCGATGATGGTGATCCTGACTCCCTCTGGCTCCTCGTTCGTGCGAGCAATTCCGGTCATCAGGAATACACCTTCGTCAGTGCTGATAACAAGGTTGTGCTCCGGGCCAAACTCGATCCGATCGAAAAAGCGATCGGTCTCGTGCGTGCGACGCACAAAATACTTCGCCCCGAGAGCACGCTGGGTGACAGCTGGTTCATCCTGGCCGTCGATCGGGATCGTATGGGGTGCGAATTCGGCCTCAATGTTGCCCATAGCTGTGCAGGAACCATTGTCCGCGACGAAGCCAAGGCGTTGATAAGGAAGGGCCGGTTTGGTTGTGTTCTCCATAACCACTAGAAATCAGACAACGGCTGTGAGGCGTGCAACTGAAAACACTAGCTTGCCTTTGCTGCCTCCAAGGAGAGCGATCGGGTCACCAGCGTTGCAGCCAATGGAGGCTATGTTGTCGTGGGAGGGAACAGCAGGACGGGCCACCAAGACTTTGCGTCGCGGACCTTTGCCATCGACTTTGACGAGGGTTCCAACGAGGGACTTGAGAGGGGAGGGAGCGGTCATTCCAAAAGCTAACACAGGAGCTGGTGCTTGTCAAGCCCTCCCCGAGTTGGGGAGGGCGGCCAGCCCTGATAAGCTCTAAGCCTGGACGGTGGAGCCCTGAACGTCGCGAGCGATGAACTGCTCGACGTCGGCACCGCTTGGCAGGAGCGTGAAGTCGATCTCGAACGCCTCGGCGGACTTGGTCGGAATCACGTACACCTTGGCTTTGGCAAGGTTCTGATTGCGGACGTCCGGTGTGTTGGTGTCGGCGTCGCACTTGAGCTGGAACCACTCGATAGCTTCCTGCTGCTTGCGCGTCCGGAAGGCAGGTTCCACGATGTTGAGCCAGTCTTCCCACATCGTCGGGCCGTTCTGTTCGAAGTTCAGACGGCGGGAAGCCTGACGGACGACTTTGATGAGGTCGAACATCATGCGGCGAACGTTGATGCGGTCCAGCGAGGACGCGAAGCGCTGCAGAGTGCGCTGGCCGTAAACCACGACGCCGGTGTCGTTGAACGACGCGATGGCGTTGAGGGCGTTGCCGTTGCCGGGGCCGTACATCGCGTTGCGATCCTCTTCGGTGGTCGCGTATTCGACAGCCAGGGCGTTTGGCACCTGACCGCGCTGCTCACCAGCTGGGGCGGTCCAGACCTTGCCAACCGAGTCGTTGTAGGCGAAGACGCCGGGAACGAAGGTGGTAGGCGGCATCCAGAGGTTCTTCTTGGAGTAAGGGTCGTAAACCTTGACCCACGGCCAGTAAAGGGCGGCCATGTTGGTCGCGAAGGCAGTGTGAAGGCCGGTGTACTCGCCGGTGCCGTTGTGCCAGTCGATGACCTGCTGGAGCGACAGGCCGAATGGCGTGTCATAGATGCCGAAGCAATCGTAGCGCTTCAGAAGGATCTGAGTGACCTCGTCCAGAACGGCTGCCAGAGTAACTCCAGGAACCGCCAAGATGTTGATGTCATAGAGATCGACGCGGCGGAAGTGCTGCAGACCAGTGTAGGTGCTGTTCGAGATAGTGCCGATGTACTCGGCGCTCGAAGGATTGGAGCCGTTGTAGCCCTTGGCGTTGTCGAACACCTGCTGGGACGCCTGAGCGTTGTCGGAGGTGCGGATGGAAGTCTGAGCCCCCATCAAGAAGCGCGGGTTGTTGGGGTGACGAACGCGATCGTAGGAGTTTATGGGCTGCTCACCATTGGCACCCAAGTAAGTCGCTGTGACGTATTGGGAGATTGGGTTGGCCTCAGTGCCGACCACTGTGTCCCAGAAGTTCGGGCTGGCGGGATCGTAGCCGATCACGTTGTCGAACACTTCAACCTGAACACCACGGAACAGGATGCGGACGCGCTTGGTAAGGACTCCGACTGGGCTCCAGGCGCTGGAGGTGGTCGTCACCGCCGTGCAACGGTAAACAACGCCGAAGCGGTGGCCGGTCGTGGACTCCACGAAGCCGGTTTCGGTTCCAGGAGTGATCGTGCCAGCGTAGCCGGACACCACAATCGAGGTGCCGTTCGGGATGGCCGTAACTGAGTAGTTGCCGTCGTAAACGGAAGTGCCGGACACCTCAATGGTGTCGGCGACCTTGAACTCGGAGCTGTTGGAGACGTTCAGGACCAGACTGCCGGAGCTGTTGGCAACACTGGTGATCGTAGCAGCCGCTGAGTCGAAGTTAACACCACGAGTCTCGCCAACGCGCACGCCATTGGTGGAGTTGAGAGCGAGCAGATCGAATTTGGTGTCCTTCGAAGGCGCAGCTGGCATGACGCCCTGCAGGGGGATACCCTGGCTGGTAATGACGTTGCCCTGAGCATCGAGGTTGGCGAACTGGCCACCGTCTTCGATCAGGACTTCAATGCCCTGGGAAGATCCGAAGTTGGCGAAGTCGCCAGGATAACGAGCGCGGAACGACAGCAACGGGGTGACCTGACCGTGATGACGGCTCATGACGAACACCTCAGCCGGAGCTGCGGCGGAGTCATCAGAAGAGTCGATGCGGACGTCGCTGGTGTCCGTGTAGATGTCGAGCAGCTTACTTGCGAAGGTGATGACGAGGCCGGTGATGTCCGTGATCTGCAGGTTCTGGCTGGTGACCCGGCCAGTCTGGGTGATCTTGACGAAGTCGCCAACGTTGAGGCCATGACCGGTCTGAACGTTGATCGAGAAGATGTCGCCAGAGGCCTCAGCCTCGCCCATGGAGTCAAACAGAGCGGTTTCCTCGGTGTACACCTTGGCAACGCGGCAGTACCACACCTTCTGACCACGGCGCAGGAAGTTGATCGCGGCGTGCGGACCGAAGGAGTTGGCAGAGGGCTCGCCAAAGACGCTCAAGAACTGATCAGGAGAGGTGAGCAGGGTGGGCTTGTTGAGGGGGCCGCGTGCTGCCACGCCGACAAGGGCGAAGATGGTCGTGGCCTGACCGGCGATGTAATCGCTAAAGTCGCGTTCGTTGATGTAAACTCCGGGGCTAAGGGGCGTCATGATGTGTTAGAAGGGGTCTTGGATAGGTAGGGAGCTAGCAGCGGATGGACCAAATGAAACTCAGCGAAAGGTCTGACGTCTTGACGATAGGGACCAGAGCCTTGCGGGCAAATAGGCCGCCACCAGCAGTCCACAGCCCCATCTCACGCAAGGTGTAACCGTTGCACTCGTCGGGGCCGAGCAGACACTCGAACCGAGTGACGAACGGTACCGGCCAGTCCACTGAAGTGATCGCCTTGCGGCGGTTCGTGCCGTCATACTTGATCTCGTTCTCACCACCGGCGGTTGCTCCAGGTTGAGGGGACAGGGTAGTGTCAGTGAAACGTGGAGCCTCGTCGTAGGTGCCCCAGCTCACGCTGGTAATCACCATGTTGGAAGTGCCGAGGTCCTTGCCGCCGATCAGATAAGCCAGAGCCTGCCTGCCGTTGTTGACCACCATGTTGCGCGACAGATCAAGCCTGCCGTCTTCAAAACGGGGAAGCTGATGGCGTGCAAAGTCAGGGTCGGCGAAGGCCTGATACGGATCAACTACCGGATTACCGGAGCGGTCCAGGACCAGCAACGAAACGTCGCCGCGCACCTCGACAGTGTCTGTCAGGAGGCTGCTCACGTTTAGAGGATTCCGGATGGGAGGGACATCAGCTGCTGGGAGGAGAGCTTCTTGCGGAGCTTCTTCTTGTCAGCTGGGCTCAGGATCAGGTTCAGACGCTTGAAGTCGTTGATGCGAAGCCCCTTGATGTCGTGGTCACTGGGAACGCAGCTGGTGGCAATGGTTTCAACCAGACGATCAACACCCTCGTGAAAGGCGCGACGGTTGCTGATCCTCTTGGTGGTGGCTTTAGGGCGTGGGCGGCTCATTAGAACTATACTTAGACCCCGACTTCGAACCGGCCTAGATATTGCCTACATGGACCCCTCACAACTCCCTGCTGGGATCGGACAGCACTGGCAGGCCATCCTCAGCTGGATCTTTTTAGTCGCAGCCGTCATCACAGCCGTAGGCGTCGTTTACGCCAAATTCTTCAAACCAGTGGTCATAAAGAACTTTGTTAAGTATCTGATCACCCCGATCAAGAACCATGTGGCCGAGGTCAGAGAGAACAACCTCGCTGTCAGGGACATGGTGACGGTCGTTGGCGAGGTTAAGGACATCATTCCGAAACTCAAGCAGGTGTGTAAGATGGTGATGCCGAACCACGGCTCCTCGCTGCCGGACGGCCTCTCCAGGGTAGAGGCTCAGCTGCTTCAACTGGTGCACCAGATGAGCCAGTCCGAAGCAATTCAGGAGGCGTTGCTCCTAGATCACCCAAAGGCGGTGTTCATCTCCGACATGGAGAACCGCAACACCTTCGTGAACAAGAAGTACGCAGAGCTGATCCGGTGCGACCGCGAGGAGCTGTTGGAGCTGGGGTGGAGGACCTACCTGATGCCGAGCGAGCTGCTGGTGTACGACACGATCTGGAAAAGCGCCTTCCGTGAGAGCCGCGATTCGTTCTTCACTCTCAAGATGCGGACCAAGCGCGGCATGGACGCCGTGACGTTTTCGGTCAAGGTCAGTGTTCTGCGCAGTTCCAACGGGAAGCCGACAGGTCAGTTCATGGGGATCATGGACGAGGTGGCTGCGGCTTGAGCGATTCCAATAACTCCGCGAGCGAGCGCACGACCTTGTAGTTGAGCTTACGATCTTTGCCGGTGCCGGTGATCCTGAACTTGTCCGGTGTCCAGGCGTTGCTGAAGAAGCTACGAGCGCCCTGACCGATCCGGACTAGCTGGACCAGAATCCCGTAACGTTGCAGCACCCACTTAAGGTTGATGTTGGCAAGCTGGGTCTTGTTGTGAGCATCAAAGCAGGGCTTGACCTCGATGATGGAGTCGGTGCCGGTGCGCCAGAAGGTAGGAGGCTCAGACACCTTGTCGGACAGATCAGCCGTCAGCAGCTTGGTAGCCGGTGAGTCCAGGTTCCACACCACTTTGAAGTCTGATGTGTACACGTGTGCCATGAACATCACCTTGCCAGCGAGCTTGAACTGCGGAGACAACTCCAGGGTAGGGGCGCGCTCGATCCGAGCGATGGCACCGATCCCAATCAGCTCCTCAAACATCCACCAAGCCCAGCGCTCCTCGTCAGAATCGAAGGTGAGTCCACCCTCTGGAACTGGCTTAGGCTTTGGCTTGGTTACTGGGAAAACTGGGCTGTCGTCGTTCACACAGAATCAGGTTGAGGAGTGGCAGGGGGCGTGGCTTTCCGTCGTTGCCGGTTAGCGTGACAATATCGGGAGTGACCTCGGTGATCGTAAGCAGCTCGTTGAACAAAAACACGCGATCTCCCACCTTGTCGGGGAGGTGTAGGTGCCTGATCTTCAGGAGCATGCACATGGTCTTGAAGGCTAGCACATAGTTGCCGCGCTGAAGATCTGCAGAGGCGGTGCGCTTGGCGAGCTTCCAGGCTTGGTGGACGTCCCTGCATGGCTTCCCAGCTAGGAACGCCACAGCGTCTAGGTTTTTGATCATGAGTCGGAAACCAGACGGGCCACACGATCTCTGCCTCCTCCAAGTTTGATGGGGCGGTCTTCCAAGAGGCCGTCCTCAATGAAGCTGAGCACGTTCTCGACGTCCGATTCAACGATCGCTGGGCTGATCCCTGGAAGCTTCATCCCCACCTCGACCAGAGACTGCGAGTCCTTGACCAGAGCGTTGATGACGCCACCGGCGGCGGCAGCACGCTTCATCTGCTGGACCGTGGGGAACCTGACCGACATTCCGGCGAACACGTGCATGAGGTGTCGAGTGTTTTTGACCCCGATGATGTTGATGAGGTCTGGGATGAAAGAGAACTTGGCACCCAGACGCATAACGTCCCCCTCACTGAGCGGCGAAGCAAAATGGTCGAGCAGCACGTTACGGACTGCTCCGGTGGTCCAGTCAACCAGAAACTTGGCCTCGTCGAGCCCGATCTCGTATCCGAGACGCAGAGTGTTGAGCAGGTTACGTCGGTAGTCAACCGAGCGCCCTTCTGAGTCCTTACCACGGGTCTCACCCCTGCGTTCGAGCACCGACACCAGAATCACCCTGATGGCTTCTTGGATGTTGGGTTCAGTCCAGCGAGTCTCGATGGCTGAGAGGCATTTCGCGATCGCCTGGCTGTCATCGAGGCGATGGTGCTCAGAAGCGACTGAGCCAAGTAGGTCGATTGGAGTATCACCAAGATTTTGGAACCTACCACGATAGTTCGACTCGCGAGCCACTAAGCTGATGCAACCATGCTTGGTCGAGGTAGCCGCGTAGGTGTAGAACTTGCCATCACCGGGACGCCATTTGAGAGCCCAACGGTCGATCTGACTGTACAGATGGGACAGCAGGTCCTCAAACGGGACCGACTGACTGTAACGGCTTTTCCTGATGATGCTCGACATCAGGTTGGTGAGGTGATCGCAGATCCGGTGAAAGGTCGCAAAGTCGCGGTTGCGCTTAAACAGAAGGCACAGCTCCTCAACGGTCTCGTTCTCGAAGATCATTTTCTTGCTGGCTGTTGTCGGAACTCTCGGTATCATCGTGTCGTGGGAGAGAAACCCCCTGGCTGAAAGAAAGCAAGGGTGGCTTAAGAGATCGGTTCAGCCTGTACTGAGCGCTGACCTAGGCACCTTGACAAGATCGACGCCGCATGCGAGATTTGCCGACCACATGGAAAAGCTCATAGACGTTGCATTATTGATCCTGGCTGACCTCAACGTCGCCGGGGAAGCTGGACGCATAAAGACGCGGATACTGACACTAGTCAGTGGCACCGGGGCGAACCTGGACGAAGTCCTCGATTCGTTGGTCAAACGCGAGTATATGACGATCGTGAAGGTGGCCGGTGCCAGAGCAATCGGCAACAAGCACTTCATCACGGAACTTGGTCAGAGAGCATTCGTGGAGGCTACCACCAAGCTGTGAACCACGAGTGCCAGTACTGCGGGACGCTCGGAGATCACTCCTTGGCGAACTGTCGTAACTGCGGGGCTCCTACCGCTGAAGCGGTCGTGGCAGCACCACCTCCCCAACGCTTCGCGGTAGCGAAAGGACTGCTCCAGGTGGTTCCCGGAGCAGTCCTCATATTGATCAATGGCTGGAAGCTGATCTCAGTTCTGGTCGGACTCTAAGTCATCATCAGCACTGAGCCTTTTCATCCGCTCAAAGCTGCGGCGTTCCCCGGAAACGCCTGCGCCAGACTCGCCCGTGCCTCTGGTCACCACCATGGTGGCTCCAGCCTCGACCAGAGTGGTTTCGAGCCTGCTCACGAACTCGCCGACGTCACCCACGGTGCGTTCGACCTCCTGCAGGTCGTCTTCTTCGTTGCGGGCCTGCTCCACGCCGGGGATCTCGTTGTCCACCTCCTTGATGATGGCTGGCTGCTTGTGACGGATCTTGATCCCGGTACCCTTGAGCCATTTGCGCGGCATCGACTCGATCACTTCGGACAGCTTACCAAAGACGTGCTTCTTCTTGGAGTTCACGTTGGCCTCCCGCACCGCAGTCAGCAGCTTGTCGAGGACCATTGTGTGCGGGATCTCGCGGTCAAACTCAACGATGAGCGCCACGGATTCCTCTGGACACGGCCCTTTAATGAACAGGATCATCGGGTCGAACTTCGGCGGCTTGATGGGCTCAGGCTTGGCGTCGTCCTCCTCCTGCTTGGCCTTCTTGAGGGCGTTTACGATGGCGAGCACTTTGTCGCGCTCCAGTTTGGCTTCAGTGTGAAGCAGTTCTTCGACTAGTTCAAGGTCAACTTGCATAGGACGGCTCAGAAAGCACGTTATGCTATCACGACTTTGTCAACCCGGCACCCGTTGTCCTTGAGATACTTGACGATGCGGCGTGAGTTTTTAGCCAAAGACATGTTGTGCAGGTCGATCGGCACGTGGACGGTCCCGTGGGTCTTGCCCTCTGCGATACGTCCCACGCGACCGTCTTGCTGGGTCAGAAGCTGCTCACCGGGCTGGCCGTCGAGCTTGATCAGGTGGTAGAGACCTGGAATGTCGATCCCCTCGCTGACTGACTGATAGATGGCGAGGAGACCGGACACCTTACCCTCGGCGAACTTCTTGAGTGCCTCTTGGTTCTCGCCGGAGGTGCGGTCGCCCGATACTACCCCGAACGACATCCCGGATTGCTGCAGCAGCCCAGTCAGACGGTCCACGTGGCGCAGCTTTGCCACGGTCATCAGCCAGGGTTCCCCTTTGGCTGATAAGGAGGCAGCCAGATCGACAGCCCACTGGTTGCGGGGCTTGTACTCCATGATGCCGATGTCGTGTGAGGTCTGATACACCAGACTGTTTTTAGTCATCTGCGACGGCTTGACTTGAGCCATCTTACCAGTGGCCTTGTCCTTCGCGTAAACACCGAACTTGGCCTTGTCCACCTTGGTCTTGCCCTTATCATCCGTCGTCGTGCACATCTGGCTGGCCTTCCCGTTCTCGTCGAGGCCGTGGTAGATCCCGTAGGTCCAGGAGTCGGCCCCGACCATCTTGAAGGCCGCCTTGACCCCGTCCCTGATGCTCGAGGGTAGGTTGGACGTGATCGCGGGCCAGGACTTCGCGGTGTAGGAGCAGACCACGACCGGGCAACGGCGCTCGACAGCTTCCGATTCAAGGAGGAGCGGTCCAAACTGGGCTTCGATGGTGTGCTCCTTCTGCTTGTTGCCAGCCTGAGTATACTGCAGCTTACCGGACAGGCCCCATAGAGAAGCCTCTGGGCATCGCTCGGAGGCCTTGGTCCATAGCCCAGAGGCTTGGTGATGTCCCTCGTCCACCACCACGTGAGTAACCTGAGCTAGGAACTCGTCACCCTCAAGGCAGTTCATTTCAGAGATCGTGTGCGGGGTCGCAATGACCACGTTGGCGTCAAGTTGCAGTTGAGAGTCACCTGCGATGCCCATACGGAGCAGTCCATCGGTGCCCTCGTCGAACCTCTTATAGGTCTGGTGCAGCAGATTGCGGTTCGGCACTAGGACCAGAAACACGGCGTCGGACTGATGCTGCAGGTGGCAGGCCGATGCGTTGATCATGATCTCGGTCTTGCCGGAGCCGGTCTTGAACTGGATGGAGGCGAGACGCTGGCGCAGCAGCAGCTCGCATACCTCCTGTTGAGCCGGAGACAGTGTCTTCCCTTTCAGGAGCTGTTGGAAGGGCGAGGGGTCGCTGACCTCAAGGTAGGGCCTTACGGCGTCCATGAGACCGGTCAGGAATGGGGCCTCGCTCTCGGCCAGTTTGCCGTAGAGGCCGAGGGGGCAGCCGTATACCCCAGGCCCGTTCCAGTCGCGGTCGATCGAACGCACGAAGCCGTCCCAGTCGCGATAGAAAGGATTCTTCGGGTGCTTACGCTTAAGAAAAAAGGCCTGCGGATGCTTGATCCGGGTGGCGTGATGGATAGCTCGCCAGGCAATGTCGTTGCGGCAGTAAAAACGGATCTCCCGCCCAAATACTGAGATGTCCGGAAGGCCGAGGGTGCTAATTGACTGGAGGGCAGAACTCATTTAACTTCTTGTCCTATGCAAGAAAACACGCCTACACCCACCGTCAAGCCAACCTCAACACTTGGATTCCTCCTGAGCCAGGACAACAACGCCACCCGCGAACGTCGCGTGCGGTCTCTGCTCAAGAACATCGCGACTGAACAGAGCACGCTCATCATCAACCTGGAGCGCGAAGAAAACGCCCTTCAGGCCAAGCTGGAGAGCCTGTCCGATCAGCTGGCACCGGACGACACCACGTCCCTCAAATTCGGCAAAGATGCCGACGGAAAGGACCTCGACTGCTCCAAGTGGGTGGCCGACGTTCAAGCCACCAAAGAAGCCATCGAGGAGGTCAAGTTCCGGCTTGAAATCGCTCGCGGAACCCTTCAGGAGTTCACCCAACAACAGGCATGAAGATCTTCTTGGTCCCGTCCAAACTTGCGTCCAGCAAGTTTCAGAACAAGATCGAGCTGCTTTACGACGTCCTGCGAACACATCAGGCAGGAGTGAAGCATGCGGTGACAACCGCCAGCACGGACTCCGACTTCAATGAAGAACACGCGAGCGAGGCAAACCTCGTCGTGTTCGCCATTACTAAGAGCACCGTGTGGCGTCATCGGGGGGACCCTGCCAACAGGGTTCGACCGCAGAATAAGCTGATCATCGGGCGTGGTGTTTACGACATCAACAGGATTGTGTGTGATAACATGAGCGACGACGAACTGGTTACGGAGGCCGTCGTGGTCTTCGTGGACGAGGAGTCTGATTCTCGTGCTCACTTCAACGCCTATCGGATGCCACACACCAGAGACTTCAGACAGATGGGAAGCACCCGTCCGTCTGGCTTCACAAAGGACACGGACTGGAACCAGTTCGCTTGGTGCGACTGGGAACCCAACGAGATCGGCTTCCCAGCGCTCCTGCAATGGCAGTCGCCTGAGTATCGGAAGCGCAAAGGCACGGTACCGCCCAAGAAGACCAGGCTTGCAGTCGCCTGTCGCTACTTGAGGAAGGCCGGTCGGCGCTAAACAACCAACCAGAAAATGCAGCAGGCCTGGGAGTGATCCCAGGCCTGCTCTCTTTTGTGGCGAGACGCCCCCACGGCTCTCATCTCACAAAGCTTGTGTCAGACGATCATGTTGCTCAAGTCCCCAAGAGCCACCGATGAGCCGGTCCGGTAGGACTCAACTTCCGTCTCTTGGGGGGCCACCTGAACCAAATGGCCGTCGAACCACTTGTCGATCCAGCCAATAGGGTTGGTCTTCTGTCCGAAAATAGCTGGCAGGCCGATGCTCTGGAGGCGGAGGTCGGTGATGAACTTGTTGAAGCCGATCATGCGTGCTTCATCCAGGTTTGCAATTGGGCCTTCTGAGAAGAGGTACTTGGACCATTCGATTTCCTCCTGAGCCGCCACCTCAAACATCTCGATGGCGAGCGGCTTGCACTCCTCCCAGACATCCATGAACCCCTCGCGTGGGTCGGTCCTCATAGCGTTGAGGATTGTCGAGGTGATCTCGACGTGCACGTTTTCGTCGCGGCAGATCTCACGGACGATTTTGGCGTTGCCTTCCATCTTGGCACGCGGTGGCTCAGCCAGGGCGAACGCGCAGGCAAAGGAGCCGTAGAAGCGGACGCCTTCGAGGATCTGAGTGCTCAGCAGGGTCAAAAGGATCTGCTTGCGCGGGTCGTCACCCTCAAAGGCGATCAGGCGGTCGAACTCGGCTTTGACGGCGGCACCGCGCTTGATGATCTCCGGGTTTGTCAGGGCGTCGTCGAAGATCTTTCCAGCGTCCGGCGTGGCGTTCTGCAGCAGATAGGTGTAAGAGTAGCTGTGGAGGTTCTCGCAGAAGATCCAGTAGTTGAACGCTGCCTCCATTTCGGTCAGCGACACGTAGGGCATCAGGGAACTCACACCACGCGTGATCACGGTGTCCATGGCGGTCTGATACTGCAGGTTCAGAGTGAACACGCGGCGTTCCTGTGGGTTCAGGCGCTCAAAATCGGGACGGTCCTTGGTGAGATCCATGCGCTCCGGACGCCAGAAGAAGTTCATCTGTTTCTTGAACAGCTCAAGAAACTCCGGGCGTTGGGGCCGATCATAACGGTGGAGACCCAGCGGGGCTCCCAAGAACATAGGTTGTCCGCTACAGTCGGTGGCTGTGTCATCGAATACGGTGCGTTTGGGAAGGATCATGGATCGTGCGTTATAGTGGGATTGTTACGGGAGAAATTAAAGGGTGCAGGCACCGCCTGCGCAGCCAGATTCTTCCAGGAATGGGGCCTGGGTGTCAACGTGCTCGGAGACCGTCTGGCGGTCGTCATCGTCAGACACGATGTAGTAGAGAGACTTGCCGCCGATCCGGAAGAAAAACAGCTGTTCACGCAGAATCAGCTCCAGTGGGATCTTGCCGTCCGGGTAACGCTTGTATTGGTAGTACAGGTTCGTGGAGATCGACATGCACATGAACTTCTGAATCGCGGCGGCGATGCTGAGGTATCCAAAGTTGTCCTTCATCCCGAAGGCGTGCTGATAGACTCCGAGCGTCCCTTCTCTGGTCAGAACCTGAGGAACCAACACGCGGACCGGGCCAGACTTGGACTTTTTGAAGGTCACTTCGGAACGCACCGGGTCGATCCCGTTGGTGCTGTTCTGGACGACCGAAGACGACTCGCACGGCATCTGAGCCGACAGCGTGCAGTTGCGCAGGCCGTGCTTCTTGATGCGCTCACGCAGGCCTTCCCAATCCATCTTCAGAGGAACCGTCACGATTGTGTCCAGGTCCTTCTTGTAATGGTCGATCGGCAGCAGGCCCTGAGCGTATTTAGTATCCCTGAAGCCGGGGGCTGCGCCCAGCTCTTCGGCCAGCTTGCAGGAGGCATCGAGCAGGTGCCACTGCACCATTTCCATGAGTTCGGCGACGCGGTTCGGGGCGTCCGGGTGGTCGTAAGTGAGGCCTTCGCGAGCCAGCCAGGCGGCGAGGTTGGTGAGGCCGACTCCGAGGGAGCGCCAGTACTTGCAGAACTGCTCGGCGGCAGGCACTGGGTAGCTCTGGTAGTCGATCAGGGTATCGAGGTGAGACACCGTGGTGTAGGCGATCCTGGAGATGTTGTCGGCGGTGATTTCGGTGGCGTTGAGAGCACTCAGGATGCACAAGCCAATCCAACCGGGGCCGTCGATGTGCTGAATTGGGATCGTCGGGTGGGTGACCTCCATGCACTGTCCAGTTACAATGCCGTTCACAATGATCTGATGATTCTCGGGCTCGGTCAGACAGAAGGTTTCCTCCTCACCAGCGTAGGTGATGCTCTCGACTTCCCTGAAGTAGAGGTTGTGGGAGTTGTTGCTGCCAGGGTGCGTCGCCAGCCACTCGCGGAGCGAAGCCATCTTGGACTCCTGGCGAACCCCGATAAGGTCCGCAAACAGCACCAGATTATCTCGTGAGGAGATCATCAGACGCCAGGTGGCCTTGCCGTCATACTCGCGCATCCCGCCCTTGCCGTCTTTCATCAGGCGCTTGCAGCCTTGAACTCCAGGGTGGAGCGATGACATGATACCAAACTGGCTCAGCAAGACTTGCACCTCACGAAGGAGAGACTTGCTGACCTGAGCAATCGTGACGCTGGCAGAGGCACCATAACAGCCGATTGTAGCATCAGCGGTGTAGAGACCACGCAGGAAAGCCCCAACCGTGGTTTTCGTCCCACGCCAGATGCTAGCTGGAACGCGATGCTTGCTGCCGGGGGTGACACCATCCGCTAGCAACCTGCGCCCAAAGGGGAGGCTACGCGCACTTGCCACCCAGTACCCGAAGGCCTCGTCGAAATGTTTGTTGCTAAACGAGTAATCGGGGACGAGTTCGGATGTTGGGGAACTGTCAGTGAACAGCTGCTTCAGGAGGCTGGAGAACACCGGCCCCAACTCATCGATTTCATCATCCCACAGCTTGATGATGCCGTGCTGACTGGTAGCGTTGCGGGTTGAAACAGAACCGTCTCCGATGAGGTGCCCAGCAAGCTCAGCGTAGGTGATGTCATCAAAGTCTCCGAAAAATTCAGTATTGGATACCCTGATGCGGCTGCCAGCTGCTAACTCGAACAACCTAGCTCTGCCGCCATCATAAAGCTCGAATTCATGATGAGCTGTTGCCCTCACGGTGAGACCACCAGACAGTTTCAGGTCGAACACCTCAGATGACTCAGAGGTCCTCACCACTGGTGTGGAGTTGGCCACCCCGTGCTGGTTGACCACGAAGGAACTGTTGAAGTCAGCACCAGAACCAAGTTCGTGGCAGCCTTGCTCCAGCCAGAGGTCGCGCATCGGGCGGTACCCGGAAGTGGTGAGCAGTTTGGTGTCACCACTGAGACAGAGGTTGGACATGCGGACCGGCAGCGAAAAGGAGGAGTGCGTGTTGCAGTTCTCGATGTGCAGGTAGTAGAGGCGGCCAGTCTCAAGGGTGACATCGAGCGAGAGGTTCACCAGCTCCTTGGCTGAGATCTTCTTGGTGGTCAGTCCGGGGCGACTCTCGCATTCAACGTAGAGGCGGTCGAAGTCCGGAGTCCCCCAAGCCTCATACAGGTCCTTCACCTCGTTAGGGTTGAACAACGTGATGTCCTGTCCTGCGATGGCGCGGAGGTAAAGCATCCGGTTGACCACGATGCAATAGTCCAGCTTGAACACCTTGCGGTCGTGGGAGCCACGGGTCGAGGACTTAGCGATCACCAGCGACTCCACCTCAAGGTGCCAGAACTGGAAGAAGACCGTGGCCGACGCCGAGCGCACCCCGTGCTGGCTGGTGGACTTGATGGTTGACTCGAACATCTTCAGGAACGGAATCACGCCGGTCGAGACGACCTCCCCAGACGCCACCGTGGAGTTCTGAGGGCGAATCCTGGAGATATTCAGGCCAAGACCAGCACGGGCTGCCCCATACTTCATCATGGCAAGGTTGGTGTGGCCGATGGAATCAAGCGTATCGTCCATTTCAGCCAGAGTGCAGCTGGCAAACTGCCGCAGCGGGGTCCTGAGACCAGCACGCACTGGAGTGGGCTGGGAGATCACTAGAGTGGACACGCCGTGATAGAGATCGCGGACCAGCTGCATCCTGACCTCACGCGGCTTGACGGCGTAGAGGGCGAGGGCTGTGATCATGATAGCGAACTGCGGGGTCTCGTAATGGCACTCCGAAGCCCGGTCTTGCACCAGATACTTCTCCATCCACCACACGATAGCAGCATAGGTGTAGCCGAGGTCGCGGGTGTGGTCGATGGCCTGCTCGGCCTCGTCCAGCTCAGCTTCCGAGTAGAGGGCGAGAGCCTGATCGTAGCGATGGGCGCTCAGACCCTGGTGCAGGAAGTTCTTCAGAGAAGGTGCAATGGTTCCGTCCCCTCCCCACACCTCTCGGCGCAGGGCAAGGTTCAGCAACAGGGACGCCTGATACTGGGTGTCTGGGTTTTCCGGCGAGATGGTATCTCCGGCAGATTTTGCGGCAAGCTTAAGTTCGTCGATGGTCATGTGGGGACTAGGCAGAAAGCCAGGAAAGGGCAAACTGAGTTAAAGTTACGTTAGCCCCTTCAATAACGACAAGACCGCACTCTTTCAGCCACTCCACAGCGGGGGTGACTTGAGTGCTGCCATTATCTCGAATTGACTGGAGGAGCCGCCAGTCATCACCCGTGATCTCGACCAGATTGACGTTGTCAGTGGCGGTCGTGATCATCCCAGTCTCGATCAGACGAGGCTCTTTAGTGCGTTGAGCAAGTTCTTCGCGAAGAGACAGCATGGCTAGTCGGTGTGGATGATGATGGGTGGGAGACCTTGCCAGGCCGGGTTGGTGTCCGGCAGGATGATGCGGTACCTCGGGTAGTACTGAGTGCCGTTCACCATACCGTCAGCTGTAGTGATCCTGAAGTACACGGGCTGGGTCGCGTAGGTGGCAAGGTCGATCCCGTTGGCAGGGAACGGAAGGTGAGCTCCCTGACCGTTACCAGACCATGGATCGTAGTAGAACCAGCGCTCAATGGAGGCAGCTGTCAGCCTGCTCAAAACGACTGCCGAGTACTGGCTGTCGGTGGCGAGTTGCAGCTCGATGTGCGCCGTCCCAGTGCCACAATCAGGCAGCTGGATGATGAGGTTGAAAATCGTGGAATCAGCGACCGTGACGGGTGCTGCGACCCGGTTCGGAGTCTGGTACTGAGGCGGTGTATAAGGGGCTGGGCTTGGCTGGCGAGCAGGCACCTGAGAGGAGTTGACGATGACACCGGCGGGGCGCACTTCGCCCCATGACCAGTCTGGAATGCGCAGACGATCTCCGACCCGTAGCGAGAATGGGTCTGTGATTGTGTTATAGTCGAGGACGACCCACCAGCGCTCCGTCGTCCCGTAGTAGCGATACGAGATCAGCTCAGGCCGGTCGATGTCGCCCTGAGTGATCACGTGGAGCTTTTCGGCGACCTTGCCGTAGGCAGGCGGGTGCCATTCAGCATACGCCACCACACCATCCTGACTGAACGTCGGAGTTTGGAGGAAGCGTGAATCGGGGATCATTAGGTGTCGGGGCTGTTTGACAGCGAGATTTCGGCTTCGAACACCTGCTCTGGAGCATTGGCAAGGCTGCTCTTGACTTTTACTTTGCGCCCGTTGGGGCCGGTCGTCACCACAGTAACTGATGAAATAGACACTCGCGGTTCTGGAGCCACGGCATCACTCGTGTAGGCTGCTGCAATCTGGTCGAGGAGCGGGGTGGCCTGCTCGAAGACTAACTCAGGCAGTCTGCTGCCGATCCAAGGGCGCATCAGGCGCTCCCCGATCCTGGTTTCGAGCAACATTGTGATGCTGGATTGCACCAAATCGGTGTCGTAGATGGTCGGGAAGGCCCAGGAAGAGTCCGTGGCACCCTCCAGGCTGCTCACTTGGGCGTAGGAGCGGCGACGCATCTCGACGTTGGCCGTGGCGACGTCGTAATCGTCTTGAGCCGGTATCGTCAGGGTGAACTTACCCGCCCCCTGATCCTTGACGACACGGCCAAAAGTGACCTTACGGCCAGGCTGCCAGATCGTGACCTCGGTTCCAGGCTCAAGAGAGATACCACCAGCCAGAATGACGTCGAACGACCCGCTTGCCAGCCTCGACGCCAAGGTCGTGGTGGTTGATGGGTAGAGGGTCTGAGTGGAAGCTGAAGGAGTGGACAGCTTGAGGATTGGAAGACCCAGACCACCCCAGCGGCGTAACACTATCTGCCTCTCTGCCTGAGGCATGATTCGCAAGGCGGCCACATCGTTCGGGGACGCAGCCGAGAAGGTGCCAGACGAGTTAACGCACCGAATCCTGATGAAAAATTCACCCGGAGTGTCGTAGGTGTGCTGGTACGCGAAGTCCCTGCCGACCGGCAAAAAGTCGCCAGTATCGACCGACCCATCGCCCCAGTCCACGATGAACTTCACGTAGGGGTCGTCATCCAGTCCGGAGGATACGGCGGCGACCTGGACCGATGCGATCATGAGGTGGTCCAGAATCCAGCGACCGCCGGACTCACTGGCGTTGCCGACAAGCAGCCTGCGGTTGACCAGCTTAGGCGCTGCCATGTCGCAGCCCCTTTCTCATTTTGACAGCTGGGTGGTTCTCAGCAAGAGACTTGGCCTCCGGCGGGGCTTCACCGGCGGCCTCGACCAGGTTGACTTCCAGTTCCCCACCCTTGGCGTAGGCCTCGACCAGCTTGGTTCGTGACTCGACCAGCTTGTCTGAGCCCGCAGTCCTGACAAGCGCTTTTGGGAGCGTCTCTGTGATGAGGGGCTCGCCGGTGTAGCTCTCGATCAGGCTGGTGCGTTTGGAGGTGTGCAGTTCGCTGATCGACTTGACTTCATTGATGATGCTCCTGACGAACTTGGCTCGGAGGAGCTTCTTGTCCTCGCTCTCCAGTGACTTCATCCTAGTGCTGAGGCCACGAATCAGGCTGTCCACCACCGACTGTTGTTTTGGAGTAGAGCGGCGGCGACTTTCAAACAGGTTACCTGACTTCGCCCTAGCCCCAGACATAAGGGGAGCCTTCGGAGGAGCCCCATCAACCGGTTCAGCCTCGGAGCCGGAACCGTCTGGCATTTCGAGGTCGTCCATACCGTCTCCGGCCTCGTCCCCCATATCACCAAGGTCGTCCATCCCACCCATCCCGCCAAGGCCACCGCCTCCAGCGCCACCGGCGGAGTCCTGATCTGTGCCGAGAGCGCGGGCCACACTGGTGCCGAGCTTGGCGATGTCGATGAAATAGCGAGGCACCGAGAGGTACTCACGGAAAACAAGGTCGATGATCTCGCGGTTCGGGATCTCAAGCTGCTGGCACAACGTGGCGATTGTGTTGGCGAGGTTGGCCTGCTTCTCCAAGATAGCAACGTTGACCTCTTCCTCGATGGTCGAGATCCGGCTCATCTTGACCTTGATGTTGTAACGGGTCGGGTCCTTACCGGAAAGGGCGAGGTGGATCTGGCCCAGCCGGTAGAAGCCAGCCACTAGGATGCGCCGAATGTTGCGGACCATGCGGGCAAACCGGATGTCCTGACTGACCAACGAAGACGAGGCCAGACTGGAGCCTTCGTCGTCCTGACCCATATAGGTCTTGGGGATGCGAGCGCCACCGTAGAGCTGCTTGAGGAGCTGCTCAATGTCGGGGACGTCGGGGACGTCCTTGTCGCCGACCATGCTGGTGATCTCCGTCGTGTCGTCGTTGCCACGCTTTGGCAGGAACAACATCGACTCCAGGGCTGGAGGGTTGTAGCGTGACTCCATGTTCCCAGCCGACAGCATGACGTGCTGGTTGCGCAGCATGTGGGCGAACAGGTGAATCGACTCCATGGAGTCCGTGATGTCCTGCTCTTTGGTGTCGATGATGACGGCGTGCCGGGTAGGCATCGTGTGACGGCGGTAGAGCACCATCTGGTCGATGGACTGGTCGATCTTGCGCCACAGCGAGTAGAGCTTGTCCATGATCGCCACCCCATACTCGGTGTCGGACCGATACAGGCGGCGAAAGTGAATGAAGGACCACGGCGGAAAGATCTCCTTGTGGGAGGGGTAGAGGACATCCTCATCGCGAGGCTTCTGGCCGTCCCACAAAAACCCAATCAGACGGCGGGTGGTCTTGTCCCACAGACGCCGGACCGGCATCCGGGCTGAGTTGGCTGAGTCAGCACGTGGAATCCCGACCAGTTGTTGAACCCCGTTGTCGTTGTACAGGATGCGTCGAAACTCGTTGCCAGTACCGGCGGCCCCCATGACAATGCTAGGCAGGTGCTCCTCGGAGTTGATCCGATCGAGCATTGCGTTGAGGTCCTTCTCGATCTCACCGTCGTCGCACTCATACCAGAGAGCGCGCCCCTTGTTGATGTCTGGCTGGCAGGTCTCCTCGGCGTACACCTCAAGCATTGGCCCGACCAGCTCAGAGTCGGACATCGCCAGCATGTCGCCATAGCGGGACTCTGGCGAGGCGTTGGAGTTCTGGCGCGCTAGGCCCTGGTCCTCATTGCCAGAACCGGCAATCTGGCTACCAACACCAGCCCTGCCCTTGACTTCATCCTTGGTAAGGTTAACGGGGGACGAGCTATACCAGCCAAACAGGCCTTGAAGCCCTGCCAGGATGCCTATCTTGGGAGTTTCCATCAGGAGTCAGTGCTGTAGAGAGGGGTTATTTGGCACGACGAGCTGTCACAGCCTCACGGTGGAGACGCATGAAGCTGCCACGACCGTAGCCAGCGGTGCGACATTCGGCCAGAGGGTTGCGGGCCTTAGGTTTCACGCTGGAAAGCTGCGGCTGCGGCGGCTCCTGAGGCTTCTCGATGGAACTTTTCCGGATGTCATCGGCCCGTGATTCAAGGTCGGCGTTCGGCAGATCAGCCACGGACTTGATTCCAAGGAACTCAGCCAGCGGCTGGTCCCCGATCTCGTCCAGAAACATTGCGAAGGCCAGCTGGTTGGGCTCCCATTTGGCAACACCAAGCTGGCTGGACTCGGTACCCTTGAACAGGGACATCAGGTCAGAGGTGAGACCCTGAGCATCCTTAGAATTGAGGTTGCCATCTTCACGGTACAGGTCGTACAACCTGATGAAGATCTTGAGGGCCGTCTTGTTGGTCTTCAGGAAGTCCTTGAAACCAGACAGTTCGTCTGGCTCGGAGCTGGTAATGCTCGCCAGATCATCTTCTGGTTCAGGCGCTGCGGGTGTGTCCAGTTCAGAGCTGCCTGGAGCGTCAGCAGGCTCCAAGTCGTCGGTCAAGGTCTCGATTAGTCTCATCGTGCTGATACCTAGTCAGTCATCCGCTGTCCTGTCGAGGCTCTGGCTGGACGCCACAAAACCGGCCATGAGATCATTCAAGTCAGGACCGTGGCGAGTAGCCGGAGGACGCTTCGGAGCATCTTCCTCCTCTGACTCTTCTGACTTCCACCAGTAAGCAGGTAGCACCTCAAGGTCTTGCTTGACTGCGTAGTCGCCTACCAGCTTGCGCAGACGCCGGTCCCGGTCGGCCAGCGATACCGAGGAGGCCACGATGATGGCTCCGTTGACCTTCTCTGCGAACTCAACGTTGTTACTGACCAGCTGGAAGTGCATATCCTCCTTGATGACCGTCCCGATCTTGTGTTGCTGCAGCCAGCCGTAGGTGGCCTCTTCGATCGCAGTAGCAGCGGCCTCAAACAACAGCTCACGCAGTGGTTTGGAGGAGGCAAGACGAGCCTTTTCGTAAGAAAGGACCTCCATGATCGGTTTGGGGCGCAGCATGGCCGACAGACATGGCGCGGTGCCTTCCGTCCAGGTCTCGTGAATGCTGGAGTAACCCTTGAAACGGCCTAGGTTAACCGAAGCGATCATCCACCACACTGAGGGCTTCATGGCCGCCGGGTCGGGAGGTCCGTAGCTCAGAGCACCCTCCAGCCACTGCACCTCACCGGACAAGATGTCCGACCGCATCATCCCAGCGAAGGTCTCGTGCGACGACCCGGCGTTGATGATGAACCTGAGCTTGTCGCGCCATGTAGTCAGGTACTCCAGGCTCGACTCGGCGACCAAGTAGGAGTTGGCGAAGAATGGCGCTCGTGGTGGCTTGTTGAGTCCGCTCCCGGTGCGCAGCAGGTAGGCTGCCACTTGGTCTTCCAGGAACTCCTTGGCCGGTCCGAAGAAGGGCTCCAGTTTCTCGATCTCGATGAGGACCTCATCAGACGGCATCCACCCTCCATCGGTTGGAGGAACCCCAACTACACGGGTATATTGCTTAGTGAGTATTTCGCGTGCCTGGATGGCGATCATCATGTCAGAACTAGAAACCAAGTCTGACTAGTGATCACCGGGCGGAGCCACCATGGTGAGCTTGCCAACCACGGTGACCTTGATAATCTCCCTGAGCGACGGGTGCCGATCGCGGGCTGCCCTCCTGGCATTGGCCTCAGCAGCCGCTAGGTTTGGAGCAGAGCCCTCCCAGCGCCATAGCGTCTTGAACAGACCCCCTCTGGTGAGGTTGTCGAACCCTAGTTCAAGATCTGCCAAGTACTCGGCCATATCTCATACTTAGTGTGGCCGTCGAACGTGGAGCCGATACTGGTTCTACGTGTGCGCGCACGCGCTCGCTGGCCGCGCTGGCTCGCGTGCGCGATTCCCTCTTAAACGTGATTTCTGTTATAGCTTTAGCTTTGAAACGGAGTGAACAAGAAGATGATGGTAGAACAGAAGATCACCTCTCTCCCCCTCCACGGCCCACGGAGTGGGGCGGAAACCCAACTTGTTGGGTTGTTAAGAAGGGACATAACCTTAAAAAGTAAACGCGAGCGCGAGCGGCCCGCTGGCTGGCTCCGGCATGTGACTCGCCTAGCGGCGAGGACGGCCCCCACTCCGTGGGGCCGGGTGGCGGTTGGATGGAGACGATGCAATGTGGCAGCAGGCTGCACTGTTTGGTTTTCTTGGCTGGTCCCCACACCATGAGCAAAGTCCTAAAGCAGCCCGTTATGTCCGGGCCTGAGCATCCACCATCCGAGGAGCATCCGGCCTGCATTAAGTGCGCCTTGTTCAAGACTGCCGAGACCCCGTTCTGGGACTCCTTCTACGAGCAGGACGGCAAGATCAAGATGGGGATGCCCGATTACCCGGTGAACGGTGGCTGGGTGATGGTAGTCGGCGACGGGATCTCCAAGGAAATGGACGAGGAGGAGAAGCCGACCGACCTTAGCGTGCTGATCAAGCACCTACGGAGCATGGGTCTCAACAACCGCGTTGTCTATGTGCCAGGCACGCTCTGTGTGGCCCCGGACGGTACCGAGGGACGCAAACGCAACCTCAAGAAGCCAGAGATCAGCCGCTGCTTCGGTCACCATATCCGGTGGCGGGTGGACTACCTGAAGAACATCGGCCTGTGTGGGCTGATTGCCGCCGGTCCCGTGGCGTCCTATAGTCTGCTGGGCCACATGGACTCCAAGCAGTGGGGGCAGCGCAAGCCCTACGTCCACGACCACGACATCCCGGTGATCGGGACGATTGACGTGGAGGCGACTCTGGTTGCTCCGACCAAGCGCCCCCTGCTGATTACGCAGCTCCAGTTTGCTGTGGACTCCTTGGAAGGGCGCATCGCAGCTACTGACCGTCACCAGGTCGCCTACACAGTGGCGTGGTCTCCTGAAGAGTTCGATGCTTGGTTTGAAGGTCTGGACCTGCGCAAGCCGCTAATGTGGGACGTGGAATCCAGTGGGGTCAAGCCCTTCGCAGCTGGTTACCGTCTGGGCGTGTTTTCCTTCTACCACCCGTCCCGCGACAAGGTTCTGATCGTGGCGACTCCGGACTACAAGCATGCTCACGACAAGTATTCAGACTGGGTGGATGCTGCCCTGGAACGCTTGGAACAGGGCTCCGAAGAGGATGTGCCGTGCAACAGTTTCGACCAGCAGTGGCGCAAGATGGAGCCAAAGGTCAAGAAGGTGATCGAGGCTGAGGAGTACAAGAAGCTGGGTCACAATCAGCAGTTCGATGATGTGTCGGTGTATGCCAGGTACCGCTGGCAGATGGGCGGCTACTTCAACGACACGATGATCATGAACTACCTGTTGACGCCGGACGAAAAGCGCAACGGTTTGGAGGCTCTGGTCCAGAAGTGGTATCCGGAGGCCGACGGTTACTGGGACGCTCTGGACGAATATAAGAGCCAGTACAACCCAGAGTCTTACATGGAGATTCCGTGGGACGTCTTGGTGCCTTACGCGGCCTACGACACCTGGGTGCTGTGGCCGGTGTTCATGGCGATCCTCAACGAGTTCAAGAGGCTGGATGACGAAGAGTATGGCGGCCTGTTCGTGAGGCGCACCGAGGGTGGAGTGATCCAGCCCACCTACTCGCTCCTTGAGTATGCGATGTTTGGCCGGAAGATTCACCAACGGATGTGCACCGAGCTGGAGAAGACCGGAGCACCGATCGACACCGAGCTGCTGCCACGCATTTACGACGAGTACAACAGGCAGCGTGATGCTTTGGCCGTCAAGCTCAACTCCCATCAGGACGTCGTAGCCTTCTGCTCCGAGGTCCTAGGACCACAGGCCAAGAAGGGAACCCCGAACTTCAAGCTGTGGAAGGCAGGCGAGATCCCAGAGCTCAACTGGGGCTCGCCGGTCCAGCTCAAGACCTTCTTCCTTGACTACCTCGGAATGAGCACTGACCGCCGGACCAAGACCGGCGGTGTCAGCCTGGATGAAACGGCCCTGCTGGGTATGATGACGGAGCACGAGATCGTCAAGATCCTGCTGGACTGGCGCGGAGCCGACAAGTTCGTGACCTCCTTCCTCGATCCGCTCATCGAAAAGCGCGTGCTGTGGCCGGACGGACTCACCCACGCCTCCTTCAGGCCGTCCGGCACCGAGACCAGCCGTCTCGCAGTGTCCAGCCCGAACGTCCAGGCCATCCCGCGTGACGGCTTGGTCAAGAAGCTCTACTGCCCACGCGACCGTGCCAAGGGCTGGCTGGTGACACGCGATTATTCAGGCCTCGAAGTCCGCGTGATGGCTTGTATGGCGTCCGATGAATCGCTGATTCACACCTTCATGACGGGTGGTGACCCCCACTTCAACACGCAGCGCCACTTCTTCCACGACAAAGCTGACAAGAAGAATAAGACCCAGCGCTCGATTTGCAAGCAGGCCCTGTTCGGGCGAATTTACGGCCAGACCGCCAAGGGTCTGTATGAACTACTGCTCGGAAACGGTGTGATGAACCCCGACACCGGCCTCCCGATCACTATGGAGGAAGCCGAGGCCTTCAACCAGATGCTGGACGACGCCTATCCGGCCATCGCCAGCTGGGTCAACGCCTCTCACCGCTTCTCGATCGCTACCAAATACGTGGCGTCGCCCTTCGGATTCGTCCGCCCTCTGGACGCCCTGCAGGACCACGCCACCTTCCTGACCCGGAAGCGTGAAAAGGGTTGCTGGGACAATCAGCGCTTCCGCAAGCTCTCCAGCGCTATCTCGAAGGACCTCAGGCGTGCTCAGAACTGTGTGGATGCTGAGACCGAGTGTCTTACTGCCGAAGGCTGGAAAACCTATGATAAGCTGGCAGCCGGTGAGCTAATCATGACGAAAAACCCGGATACCGGAATCCTGGAGTGGCACCCGATCCTGAAGATGAACGTCTTCGAGGAATCGTCCACGCCGGTATGGGAAGTCGAGACCAACGCCTTCTCGGCCTGCGTTACCCCGAACCACCGCTGGCTGGTGACGACCCGCAAGCGTGGCGGCAAGGGTAAGCCAACCCAGTATGTCGATGAAATCTTGACGATGGAGCAGATGGTAGCCTCGAAGGGCTTCTCGTCTCTGCACCGGACTGGCGAGTGGGAAGGTGCAGACGCCCCTTATTCAGACCGGTTCCTGCAGCTCATCGGGTGGTATGTGACCGACTCCAGCATCAAGCGTGGAGTGGATGGGAGGTCTTCTACAATTGAAGTCGGTCAGGACTCTTCCAAAAAAGACAACTGCGAGCAGATTCGAAGCATCCTTGGCGACTGGGCTATCAGCGAACGCCCGGAAGGGACTTTCTTGCGCTGGCGTGTGAATGTTGCTATCTCAGAGGAGGTCATCAGGCTGCTACCGCGCCGGAAGCTCACCAACGAGTTCATCAGGTCACTCTCGCAGTTTCAAGCAAGACTCGTGATGAGTGAAATGCTCAAAGGAGATGGCAGCCGTGGGCGTGTCCTCTATGCTGAGGACCAGGAGGAGGTTGACTTATTTCAGACTCTGGCTTTCATAGCTGGCATCGCCACCAACGCTGGTTGGCGTGACATGTCGAAGTACCCGCCACGTGCCAGCAAAAAGCTTAAGCGTCCGATCATTTCGAAGAAGGGTGGCTACTGGGAAGTTTCGGTTCTCAGCCGTAAGACAGCGCAGGTCCTGAAGCCACAGGTCAAGATTATCGACGACAAGCGCTTGGTGTGGTGCCCGACCGTGCAGAACAGCACCTGGGTGGCCCGTCGCAAGGGCTGCGTTTACGTGACAGGGAACACCGCGATCCAGTCGGCTGCCGGAGACCTCACGGTGTTCGCTGGTTGGCAGATCCGCAACGTCATGAAGGACGTTGGGCTGGACTCCGAGATCGTCAACATCGTTCACGATGATATTTGGATCAACGTCAACAGCGATGATCAGGTGCCGATGACCACCGCTGTGATGCGTCAGGTCATGGACAACTCACCGGACTGGCTCCCCGACATGCTCCCAGGCTATGACCCGTCTTGGATCACGGTGCCGATCATCGGCGAGTGCGACGTCGGGATCAACGCCAAGGACGCCTTTGGCGCTAAAGAACCTGATTGGGGCGTGGCCGACTCCCGTCTGAAGCTCAAGGTGCCAGGCGTCGTCATCAACAAGATCAACGGGCGCGACCTTGCGACGGAATGCGAGCCAGACTACGTCGATTTCTTGGATAACTCAGATCTTCTCAGGTCAGTACTCAACGTACAACGTAGCCAGTTCAATTAAACACCCTCTCTCATGTACTTTCGCCGCATCAAGGAAGCCCTTCTCCTCACCTACTTCGCCACCAACTCAACCGGTAACTTTGTAGCTGCTCTCAAGAAGCTCGACGAACGAAACGAGGCATCCTGGCAGGTCGCCACCGGCACTGATCGCAGCCCAGTCATCCGAGAGGAAGGACTCACCATGGAACAGGCCTTCGAGGCCGCTGAGCGTATCGAAGTCATGGGATAACTTGACAGGAGCGCGCTCCTGTTGTATGTTATCTAGTCGTTTCCCACCACACTCCCCCTATGTCAAAACCAACGCCCGCATCCGCCCTGTCAGCCTTCGCCAAGAAGGAACCTGCCAAGAAAGTCACCACCCTCACTCTCGATGAGGTCGAGCTGCACAAGCAGGTCCTCGAATACGCCAAGGCTAAGAAGGCTATGGACGAAGCCGAAGCCGCCCTCAAGAAGTTCAAGCCGGAACTGCGCGACGCCGCCTTGGCGCTCTACGCTGATCACAACGTCGCTACCAGTGTTTTCGCTGGCAATGTGGCCTTGCAGTCGCCGTTCGCCGACCTGCGCGTCAACTTCAACAACGGCTACCGGTCCGCTCTGACCAACGAGGCGATCGCAGACGCCGAGGCCGCCATCGGCAAGCCTCTCAAGCAGCTGTTCACGACCGCCACGACCACTCTGGTGGACTTCGACAAGCTCCCCAAGGAGCTGCGCGCCAAGTTCGAGGAAGAGTTCCTGCACCTGTTTGAGAAGTATGACGCCGTCGGAGCCGTCACTCTCAAGTCGGTCAACACCGTCGTGGAAGACTTCAATCAGAAGGTGCTCAAGGTCCTCACCGCTGACGAGATCGTGGTGCTCGACCAGTCCCTGCCGATCCCAGCCACCTTCACGGTGACCCGCCTGGAGTCCCCCGAATTCATCACCGCAGCTCTCCTGAAGCTGCAACAGGGGGCTCAGGCATGAGCCCATACTCCTCCCCAACACCAGTTGCGAACGTGTCGGCCTTGGTCGATGAGATCGAGATCACGAAGCTCACCGAGGAACTCGAAGCGGCAGCCGCAGCCTACTACAAGGATGGCAGCTCCACGATGACCGACGCAGAGTTCGACCTCAAAGTCGAAGAGCTGCGCGAGCGCGACCCCGAAAGCGACTTCCTGAAGAAGGTCGGCGCTCCTCCGAGCAGCAACCTCCCTAAGATCGCCCACAAACTCCCAATGCTGAGCCTCAACAAGGCGACCACGCAGAAGGACTTGAAGGACTGGATCGCCCGCCTCCCAGGCCACTGCCCGGATGAAGATGGCGTCGCGGTTCAGTTCAAGATGGATGGTGCCTCGGTGGAGCTGTTCTATGACAAAGGCATGCTCGTCCATGGCTCTACCCGTGGCGACGGCGTGACCGGCGAAGATGTCACGGTTGCGGTTCGCAAGGCTGTTGGCGTCCCCGTCAAAGTCTTGTTCACCGGGCCTCTCTGGGTGCGCGGTGAAGTCACCCTGCCAATCTCCAAATGGGCTGAGGTCGATCCTGAAATGAAGACCAACCCACGTAACGTCGGGACTGGCATCCTCAGTCGTGAGGATGGGTCGGATGCTGAGAAGCTACGTTTCACAGCATTCTCTTGCAACGGCAAGGAGATCGACACCCTTAACCACCTTCTTGAAAGCGACGTCCTAGCGTTCCTCAACCTGCAGGGATTCCATATTGCTGAGACCGCGTTCGTGAAGCTCGATCTGGAAGCCATCGAGCGCGCCATCGAACACATCCGTGAGCGTCGCCCGACCCTTGAATACGCGATCGACGGAGCCGTCATCAAGTTCAACAGTCTGCAGGCGCAGCACGCCCTCGGAGTGTCGAGCGGACGCCCCAAAGGCCAGATCGCCTTCAAATGGCCATCCGACACCATCGAGACCGTTCTGACCGGCGTCACCCTTACAGTAGGCCACACCGGCTACATCGCCCCGACGGCCCAGCTTGCTCCGGTGCAGCTTATGGGCGTGACGGTCCAAAACGCCCTGCTCAACAACTGGGACGAGATCGCCCGCCTCGGAGTTGCCATCGGTGACACCGTGCTGGTCGAACGCTCTGGCGAAATCATCCCGAAGATCATCGGAGTCATCAAGCGCCCTGAGAACCGTCATCCCATCCTGGAGCCTACTAGCTGCCCAGAATGTGGCGGCCCATGCGCACGCTCCACCAGCACTACTGGCGAGTCCGGCGTCCTGACGGTCTGCCTGAGCAACGACTGCCCATCACGCCTCCGTGGTGTGGTCAAGCGTTGGGTCAAGTCCCTCGATATCTTGGGGATTGGCGACGACGTTCTTGACTCGATGTTCAAGAGCGGACTGGTGCGAGACCGCATCAGCCTCTACACGGTGCGTCTGGATGATCTGTCAGCCATCCGGGTCGGCAACGGCGTCCTCGGCCTCAAACGTGCTGATTCAATCATGCATGAGATCAAAAAGACTCATGGTGCGCTGAGCATCAGCCAGTTCATCGGCTCGCTCGGCGCTCCTTATCTCGGCGTCCGTAAGGCAGCTATCATGCAGGGACTCGCTAAGGGTGAGCTCAACAAGCTCTCTGACTGGGTCGGTGGCAAGCTGCTCGAAATCGGGTCACGGGTCCAGGCCGGTGGCACCGCACCAGTGATGCACGCCTTCTTCCAACGCAATCTGGAAGAGATCAACCGCCTCGCCGTGGTCTGCCTGAAGGCTGAGAGCGACTTCGTGGAACCTGCTCCTGAGCTTGCCTCGCTGCCGGAGGGTAAGAAGCGCCACACGTTCCTGCTCACCGGTAAGTTCGACCAGAAGAAGTCCCACTACCACGACCTCATCACCGCTGCCGGTCACCTCTTCGAAGAGGACTTCAAAGCCGGAGTCACCCACCTCGTGCAGGCTGATCCGGAGTCCGCCAGCGCAAAAACCAAGAAGGCTCAAAAGGCTGGCATCCCAGTGATCGGGATTGACAATCTGATGTCCTTGATTTCGTAAAACCACTATGTCGATCCTAAAAAGCCTCTTCGGAGGCTCATCCAAGCCGAAGCCAGTAGCCATCAAGCCAGAAGACCGTCTCAAGCGTGAGCTTGAGCGTGTCAACGCCGCACCCCCAGAAGGTGACGCCGAAATGAACGATCAGGAGCGCGCTCTGATGTGCTTCTCCGCCCAAGAGAAGCGTGAGATGTTCGAGGCCCGTTGCATCCTGCAGCTCCTCCCATCTATGAGCGTCACCGCGATCACTGAGGTGGTTCAGGTCATGGAGAGGGCTGGCAAGAAGGTCACCAAGCAATACGTCCATCAGGTCATCTACCCGAAAGACCCTGAGCGTCTGTTCGCTTCCCATAGCCCTGGGTACAAGAAGGTCTGGTGCACCTTCCGTGATGCCATCCACGACAAAATCCGGATGCCGAACGAACAGGAGCTGGCAGCGATCAGCGCCCTCAAGGAAGCACCAGTCACTCGTCGTGAGATCCTCAAGGAGATCAAGCTCTCGGAGCCTGCTGCCAAGAAGATCAGCGAGGCCTGCGCGATGCGTGACGCTTACCGGGCGACCGTAACAGCCATTGCTCAGCTGCGCGATGGTCGCGAGGTCCTGCTGCTCGGTGTCAACGCTTCCAGGCTGAAGTGGATCAAGGTCAAGCTGCGCAAGCTCGGCATCAAGTACTCACTCCGGAAGGATGACTCGGTTTATCCGAACCGCTGCTTGATCACGCCATCGACCATCCCGGTCAAGGACGAGGTGTTCTCGGTTGAGAAGTGGCTGGCGGAGAGCATCGGCGTTGGTATCCGGTCAGTCGGTGCCGATCCGCTGATGCGCCCCAACCTTGTAGGTCCGAAGGCCGAGGAGACCCTGTTCGGGAAGACCTTCAAGGTCTATCACGTGCTCGGCAACGCGAAGTGCGCGCAGGTATAGCACCCCTTTTTGACCTCGTGTACCCTGACGACCGCGATGACATTCGCGGCCTCAGGGTAAAACTTTTGGTCCATGGTGATTCTGACAGGCATCTTCACACCACAGTTGGCATCACCGAACAAGTTCACGACCACGTAACTGCGACGCCATGAAGCAAATGAGTTGCTAGTAGAGGCAAAGACCTTCAGAGCCTCTTGCTTTAGGCAAGCACGAACCTCACGTGATTTCGACTCTGATAGTGGGGTACGACCGCGCTCTTCCCCTGCAGCGAGGCCACCGGGGGAGGTCAGGAGTTCGAGCTTTTCGGGGTCAAATCCGAGGGACGTCTCTTCACCGCCTCCCTCCGCAAATGACAGCGTGGCCGACCCTTCTACCGAGTCAACTACCTGATCATAGTCTGGTCGTATGCTGTCACGCACGGTTCGCGGCGTGCAAAATGACACCTCGTCCCCATTGGACGAGAACAGGCAATAGCCGCCCTCACCGCGTGAATTCACAGCCCTCTTCGTCAGGTGCCTTCTGATGAACTCGTGAGCAGACCAGCCTGGACAATGCAAGATCCTGAACTCGTCCGGGGTTTGAGTAGTCTCGATGGTACCAGGCGTCATCCCTGACTCCTGAATGACGCGGGAAGCTGTCTCCGATACCTCGCCTTCGTAGTGTTTCATCAAGGACGACGCCAGCATGACGGCTCGCTTTTCGATCGTCACGAACTCAAACCGCATCGTGGTCTTGCGCCTTCTGATCCGCGATCCGATCACGATGTGACGTTGTGTAGGCAGGGTGACGGATAGCGCCGTGTCCTTGATCGAAAACTCGATCTCCCCACCGGCTTTGATCAGCTGCGAGTAGTTGGCGAGCCAGGCTTCCGACTGCTGCCCCATCGGTTTGCTCACGTGCCACGCCATCGACCAGTCCCCATCAGCCCGGTCCACGAACCTGAGAGACTCAAACGAGTCGCTGAGTGCGTCATCCTTGTAACGCACACACCAGGAGGTCTTTTGTTGGAATGCCATTAGGACGAGCTAGACGACGAAGAAGAGCTGTTGACCGACGAAGAGGACGAAGAGGACGAGGAGGAACTGTTGACCGAGCTGCTGGAGCTGGACGAACTGTTGCGCGACGAGGATGATGAAGAGGAACTGTTGACCGAGCTGCTGGAGCTGGACGAGCTGTTGACCGACGAGGATGAGGACGAGCTGGAGTTGGAAGAGTTGGACGAACGAGAGGACGCGGAGCTGGCTGAGGACTCCGAGGAATAAAGCTCTGCGATGCTATCGAGGTGTGGCACCGCGATGGCCCAGGCCGACACGATGATCGAATTCGAGTTTGGGTTGATCAACCGGATGTCGTACTCATCCTCAGCGTCCAGAGTGAACGGAGGAAGCGACATGTCCTGGTTCATGAACTTAGGAGCCTCGGTGAGGTCAACGATGGCGTTGGTGCCGAGGTTGTACAGGACTACCCTGGCTGTGGACACCGTGGCGTCACTCGATGAGGAGGACGAGGATGACCCCTCGGGGTCAATGAGGTGCAGGCTTAGGCCGACGCCGACGTAGCCCCAGCGCGAGATCCCAGCAACCGGGTTGATCCGGCCAAGGGAGATCCAGTCGCCGCCCGGAAGGCGCAACGACGGCATGTTGTAGGTGACTCCCCCACGGTTCCCCAAAAAGGAGATCACGGAGCGCAGGCCGATCTCAAGGACCAAGTCCCGCCTGAACAGATCTCCTTCAACCCTTTGGCGCGTGTAGGCATTGACCGGGTCTTCACCGGCGGTGACCTGCAGGGCAGCGTTCGGGTTGTTGTAGGGGTCGCCAACCAAGGGGTTGACGCGTGACCAATAGCTGAGCCACAGGGCTGGTGCGTTGGTGTCGAGACGGTCGATGGGTACGGGAGAGGGCATGCTTTATAAGTAGTTATCGGTTCTCTCTAGGAGAACACACCCAATGA